AACTATTTAATCATTAAATAACCTCATAGGCTTCGCTGTGAGCCGCTTTTTCTATTGTTGAGTATAGTTGTAAGGGTTGACGAGCGAAAAGCCTATAGAGGTCAAATATCCTTTAATCTTCTGTTCATGTCATCCAGCTTGGCTCCGAAGTCATTATATGTAAGCTTTGAATACTTCACGATGTCTTCGAGGTAGCTGTTTGTCATAATCATCATGTTTCTAATCTCCAATACTGCGCCATTGGTTGAGATTCCGAGTGTAACGATGCTTTCCATCTGCGATATGGTTGTAGTCATGTTCTGAGCGATGGATTCTCCTGCTATCTGCAGGGCGGTGAAGCGACCATTCAGCTCGTCTGCGGTATCTTGCCCCATAGATGCCCATCCTCCGCTTGTTGCGGTCTGTGATGAGGATGAGGAACCAGTGTAGCCTGTCACCTTTGCCCACTCGTCACGTCTCTTCAAGCCTTCCTGGACTATATCATCGTAACGCTTGTTGAATGCTTCTATGTCTGTTTCGGTAAGCTTGCCATCGTTGTCCTTGATAGCCTTCGCCCAATCATCATAGAGCTTCTTCAAGTCTCCGTTGATAAGGTCTTCCATAGAGTAGGAGAGAAGAGCCTTCTGCATCATTTCAGCGAAATCGTCTGCAAAGTCCTGCGCTGACTTGCTCATATCCATAAGGTCTGACACGAAGCTATCCTTCATGCTGTCAAAGGAAATCTGCGTAAGGCTTTCATTCAGCTTGTCTGATAACTCATCCAGCTTGCCCGCTTGGTCTATGTAGTCATTCAACTTCTCCGTCAGACGCCCACCATAGTTACCCTTTCCAGTGTTCTCAATGTGCTCCCAGATAGCAACGTTGCCACGGAGGAGCTTCATTTCCTCTGGACTAAGGGAGAATAGGTCGCCATTGAAGTCTGATTTGACGTTCTTCTTGATCCAATCCATCTCATCACTACCGAAGCCACCCCAATAGCGATTCCATGAGCCGTGCGAACCGTGATAGCTTGCCTGCGCTTTTGCGATGTCGAGGTAGTTCTGATTGGTCTTCTGCTGATTCTTATAGGCTTGCTCGTAGTATGAGGTTGCCTTGGAACCATAGGAGTTTTCCATTGCGTCAGTCAAATCCTCGATGGATTGCTGCAAGAGGATATTTCTGTCCGTCAGTCTTTCGATGGTATCATTGACCTTCTTTGCATTTCCATCTCCACCGAACAGACGATTAAATCCACCGAATGAAAGCGTGTTGAGGATATGAGAAACGTTGTTCCCGATACTCTTCAATGGCTTCATAACGATGTCGCCCGATAGAGCATCATCAAGAATGCCCGTTACTGCGCCAAAGACCGTATCCATGAGGTTGCTGATAAGTGTTCCGAAGCCATCTTTCAGAATATCGAGGATGCCGAGTATTGCGGAAATTATTTCACCTGCCATACCGCTATCCCCTAAAGCTTTCGTCAGAGATTTAGCTGCGTCACTATCTTTACCGAGCAACCCTTGGATGCCCTTTGCTAGAGTGTTGGCAACGTCCTTCTGCATAGTACCGCCGAAAAGCTTGTCAAGCCCTAGAATGGAGTTTCCTATGCCTTTGAGTGACCCCGATGTGAGACCTTGCAAACCATTTTCAAGCTGCTGGAACTGAGAAACTGCCTTCTGTGCAGATGTCTGCAAGTCTGATGATGCCTTCTGAACTGATGAACCGAACTCCAAAACGTTGTTAGATGCGGTAGCAAGTACGCCCTGCGCTCTAGAGAGATTGGCTTCAGCCTTGCTGATACTTGTCTTGTCACCGCTCTTCTTAGCCTTGGCGAGGTCTTCCTGCGCTTTGGTAACAGCTTTTGTGGCTTCAATCTCTCGCTCCTGTGCATCAATATAGCCCTGCATGGCTGACTGATAGGAGTTGATATCGTCTGAGACTTTCTTGAAGATGTCGCTATCCCAGATGGTGGCAGAACCTTGTAGCTTGGAGATAAGTTCCTGTATAGTCTTCTGCTCATTAACATCTGTTGTGCTCTTGGAGAGCTCTTGCAGCTTCTCAATGGTAGGCTCCAGTTGGTCCTTGAACATAGCACCGAAGTCTCCGAAGACGCTTCCCCAATCGATGTTCTGTCTGATGGCATTTATCTCGATGGTTTGGAGGTCCTTCTTTCTCTGCTGCTGAAGGGAGAGCTTCTCGCCTTCCGTCTGAGCCTTGGCAATATTCTCTTCGTACTCCTCAGCAATGGCTTGCTTCTGCTGATAGAGTGAACCATACTCCTTCAAGTAGTCGCGCATAGAGGTGAGGGCTTCCCTGTTGACCTCATCAAGCTTCTTGTTGTACTCTTGGGTAGCGAGGTCTCTTGCCTTATTGAGGGCATTGGACTGAGCAGAGGTAAGAGCTTCTTTCTTGCCAGCTTCCTTGTTCTTCTTCTTGAACTCGGCTTCCTGCTTGTCAATCTCGGCTTTGCGCTTAGCATAGTCGTTCTTGATTTCAGCAATCTTCTTCTCCGTGCCTTCCTGCATGAGGGAGATAGTTTCATCTGTATTTTTCTGCTGCAAAGTCTTCAAGCGGTTGTTTAAATCCTCTTGAGCCTTGATAGTCTTGTTCTCTTCCTTGATGCGATTCTTATGTGCCGTTGCTACTGTCTTTGCCGCTCTTCCACTTACATCACCACCTAGTTTCGAGTAGGCATCCTTGGCTGCTTTCAAGTTTTGGGTGGCGGTTTCGTACTGAGCGGCGGTGTATTTGCTCTTATTTCTCTCCATAGCAGCAACCCTCCTCTTGGCTGCGTTATATTCACGCTGCGTCCTGTTGTAAGCTTGCTGATAGGTTTCCGTAGAACCATTGTTAGCCAACGCTTGTGCTCTTTTTTTTGCTTGGTTGAGGGATTGTTTGGCTGTATTCCATTGAGCCTTGAAAATCAAAGGAATGGTCGTTGCGCCTGTGACCGCCCAATTCCGCTTCATAGTTAAGAGGTTGTTCAGAACCTTTGTTTTCTCAGACTCCTGCATGCGGAGATTCAGATCAGCAGGATTGTTCTTGATGTCTTCTCGAAGACCTGCTATCTCTTTCTGAGCCTTATTGATGAACGCATCCAATCTACTCTCACCTGTGGCGTAGTTGATGGTTTCGTTGGCAGCTTGCCAATCGTTAGCCAGATTGATTGCTTCGTCATAGAAGTCAAAGATTTCTTGACGTACACTTTCGTTCTCCTGTGCTTCTTGCAAGCGAACTTCGATAGGCTTTGCGTTCTCGGCTGCTTGGTCTCGAAGTTGGATGATATTGGAAAGCTTTTCTTCTGCTTGATCAAGGTCTGCTTGGACTTGGCTTATCTGTGATGAGATAGCGATGCTACCTTGACCGCCATTGGCTGCGTCTGCTCTGAGTTGCATTTGAAGCTCCTCAACCTTCTTTCGGTACTTCTCAACTTCCTCAACTGCCTTGTCGTACTTCAACTCATCCATGCTCTCGGCAACTTCCTTCTGCGTCTTAGCAAAATCGGCAGATGCAAGTTGAGCTTGTGAGTATTGCTCCGTTAACTGAGGTGCGAGGTTGGAGAGTTTTTGGTAAGCTTCTGCCTTCTCGTATTCTGTAGCTGTCTCAGACTGAATAGTTCTGATAAGGCTTTCGATATTCTGCTGACGTTCCTTGACCTTGTTATCAAACTCATCCCATGCTTCATTGGATTTCCTTACTGCCGTTTCATGTGCCGTTTCTGCGGTAGCTAGCTTATATACGGCATAGGTTACTGCTACGATGGTGGCAGCTATCCAAAAAAGAGGACTTGAGAACATAGAAGCATTCCATGCGTCCTGTGCCCTTTTGCAGAGAAGGGTGACCTGTGCCCATATTCCTTTGGCTGCGGTGTCTCTTGCGGTAGCTGCGGTATTCAAACCTTGGGATGCAGTGTTAGCCGCATTGGCTGCTGTATTTGCTTCTGTGGCTGCGGTTGCAGCAGTTTCTCTAGCCGTTTGGAGTTGCTTTGCGATGGTGTTCCTTTCGTTAACGGCAGTATTGAGTTTGATTTCTGCTGTCTCTACCTTCTGCCCGTCTGTATAGGATTGCAGGGCATCGTAAGCATCTTGGAGTGATTGGACCTCATTGTCCTGCATTGCAAGTTTGTTCTCCAATGCCTTCACTTCCTCTGCGGCTGCTGTGGCTGCGTCTGCCTTTGCTTTTGCCTGCGCCTGTAGTTCGGCAACATAAGCCGCGACCTCTTCACGCTTAGATGCTACCAACTCTGCCTGTGCTGCTGATAATTGACCTTTGGCTACTGCTTCTTCAAGGTCTGTCTTCTTTGCTTCTTCCTTCATAGGGAGCAAAGATTCAAGAGCTGACAACTCGGCTGCATATCCTGCATTTGTTGTTGCTGTGTCAAAGGCTGCTATACTAACTGCCATTGCCTTATAAAGACCGATGGCAGATGCGGCAGCAAGGATAACCTCACCTATCTCCTTCCAATGGTCGATAACCTTAGATGTGATATCCAAAGCATCATTCATCAAGCCTTCGGTCTGTGTGCCGAGGTCATTGATAGCCATTTCGATGGTGTCTTGGATATTACTTATCTGACCCGTAATAGAGTGAGATTGCTTTTCCATCAATCCACCGAACTTGCCGCCTTCATTGGTAAGACTTTCGATAGCCTTCTTGACTTCGGGGAAACCTACCTTACCTGCTGTCACTAATTCAGAAACCTTATCCTTGGTAACTCCGAACTGCTTGGCAAGTTCCTCTGTCAAAGGAATACCGCGACCTGTAAATTGCATCAAGTCTCTTGTGAACAATCGACCTTGCACCATCGTGGTACCATAGAGCCATGTGAGGTCCTGCAAGTTCAATCCCAATCCTGCAGATACGTCACCGAGCCTTCTCATGGTATCGGTAATCTCGTTGGCTGCAAATCCGTATGCAAGGAGCTGCTTTGCGCCATTTACCACACCCTTCATGTCAAAAGGTGTAGAAGCAGCAAGGTTAGCGAGGTCCGAAATCATTCCCTTTGCCTTCTGTCCGCTACCGAGCATGGTTTCAAAGGCAATCTCAAACTGCTGAAACTCTCCTCGGACAGTACCCAGTGTGCTGATGATTTCCTTTGCCGTGAACCCAGCAAAAGCTACCGATGCAACAGACTTGATGCGATTGAAAACGTTCTCAATGCTCTGACCATGCTGCTCGACTACTCTTGCTGTCTGTGACACCCCATCCTGCACCCCTCGAAAGGCTTTCAGTACGGATGAATTATCGCCTGTTATGTCAAACTTGATACTTGCCATTTTTTTATTCTGTCAATTACGTAAAGGTGCACCTCCTCAGCCAAACCTTTATTCTTTACTTTTTGTGTTGGAGGTTAAATTGGATTTTCTTCGCTCTGTCTGATCAGCTCCATGATGTCCTCTTTGTTATCTCCGCTGAAGACCTTCTCTGTTGCTGATGGAATGTGAGCCTTCTTTCTTTCCTCATCGGATAGATAGATGGAAGTTATCTTATCCTTCATCATAAGCGTGAGGTTGTTATATGAGATTTCCCACAGAACATAGTCAAGAGTCCATTTATATCTCTCGCAAGCTGCGTCAATGAGAGAGCCCCAAATGGTTCTGCCACCAAAGATATACTGATTGCTGGAGTCTTTGGCTTGGTTTATCTTCTCCATACGCTCTGCTTCCTTGTCTATCCCACATTCCGTGATGATGTCGTGAAGCTTGTTATCTGAGAGTATGGTGATGAGAAGAGTAGCTATATCATCGTTATCACAGAACTTGAAGATGATGTTTTCCCTTGCCTTCAATATACGTGAACTGAGCATATCGGATTTCTTCTGAAGGGTGTGGTAGGCTATTAGCTTACAACAGAGACTTCGATTCTCACCTACTACACGGAGTGCTTCAATGAGGGGATTTAGCTTTAGGTTATCATCTTTGATGCCTAGCAGCTTAATCAGTGGAGCTGTCAAATACATCTTGCCTAAAGTCTGAGGGTAGATGAACATGTGCCTTCTACCTACCTGTATGCCTAGAGGTGTATCTGTTAACACCATGGCTATAATAGCGCCAATTTCGATATCATTCTTCATAAGCCAATAATATTTGTTAGCACCCAAGGCAGGACTCGAACCTGCGTCTTTCAACCAGCTTTTTAAAGACCAACTGGATTTCATGTGACGGACTTTGGTCTCGCTCTAACCAACTGAGCTACTTGGGTAGGTTGCCGACTGATAACCCTCAATCGGCTGAAGGGTGAGAAGAAATCAACATATTGCCTTAGGCGTCACCTTCGACCTGTCCGTTTGTTGGAACAGTTATCTCCGTTGTTGTGTCTGTAGCACCTGCAGGATGCTTGAATGTAAGAACATATTCATCAGTCTTACCCTTAGCTTTCTTGGCTGTGATGATGCGCCAACGGAACTGACAATATACGGTCTCACCCTTCTTGTTGGTGGTCTTTGCTACCTCGTCACCCTCTGGCACAAGAGCCTTGTGGGTGTACTGCATCAAAGCACCATCCGCTGAAGAATATGACTCCTCCACGCTTACGGTTGACTTGCCGATATAGCAGCCAGGGTTCTCTGCATCTTCCGGCTGAACAGCGATAGCGTAGTTTCCTTCGATAAGTCCATCAATGGTAGGGAAAGGCTGAGATAAGCCCTTCTTGATGAACTCTTGATAAACGAGTTCGTAGGTGGACTTAGCTGTCTTGGAATCGACAATACCGCCACCTTCCTCCTTAGCTTCTGTTGTATCACCCTTGGTAGGGTTCAACTGAGTAGTGTTCTCCTTTGGAGTATCAAGCTTCTTCCAGTTGTTGGTTGCAACACTAAGGTCACGAACATAGATGGATGGTTTTCCCCATGTTATTACTGACATAATCTTAATCGTTTATAGTTTGATACAATAATTTGTTATTAATGATGTGCTCTCTTGTGCCCTCGCAAGCTATTACCCTCTGTTCGCTCATAGACAAACGGAAATCCGATCCATGAACTGCTTCGAAGGTATAGAAAGAGAGTTGGCATAACTCACGGAGCCTTGCCGTGTTCTCTTCCTTTCGGGTATTGCCTTTCTTTGTGATAGCTTGATCTTGAACATAGATGTTTACATTCACGAAAGCTTCTTGGATTTGCGAGGTTTGATTTGCTAGCACTGAGATGCAAATATCTTCCTTGCCAGTTGTACCTGTTCCATAGAATGGTCTTCCTCGCTTGCAAAGACTACCTGTTACAGCAGTCTTTAATTTCGAAGAAGAGATAATGTTGTACACATCATCCTTAATATCAATATCCGATTTCATAGCTTTATCTGATTGATTCTACTTACAGCTTTATCCACAGCGAGCTTTAGTTTACCATCAACGACGGAACGAGCCCATAACTCAGTGGATGCAAGCACATCTTTATTTTCTTTAGCTTCTACAAAGTCTGCATAGTTCATAGCCGCGACTACTACCAATGCGTAAACCTGTGAGTATTCCTTGGCTAGGTCAGCTATCATTTGTCTTCCTTCTTGTGAACCATTAGAACCATTGCCTATGGAAGCAAAGGCTGATTCTACTTGTTTCCTTCCGTAGTCAAAGATGGCATAACCGATGGAGCTTCGTAGGTTTCCTGTATGGTCTATCCAACTTTCCTCTGCCGAGCGATCTCTTATCCTTGCATTACATTCTTCTCCTAGCTTGGCATAAGCAGTGAGGATTTCTTGCTTTATTATCGCCATAGCGGACTGAAAAAAGTTATCGAGCGCAGACTGAGAGGTTGAGAGTTTTATACCCATATTTTACATTGCAGTTGATAACGATGAAAGCCGAGTACAACAAATTCCTTCACTTCGTTTCCGAAGAGCTTTACACGGATTTTGTCTCCGTACTCGAAATCTCGGCATGCTCTAGGAAGGTTGTAGATGGTGTAGGAATAGTTCTTTGCAGAACCATCGGGGATAGTGATAACGTTTGCCTTGCCAGCAGGAACAATATCACACTTACAATAGTTCTCCACCCATTCTTCTGAGCCTTGAACATAGTCTCCGTTATCGTCTTCATACCCATCAGTTACGTGTAGGTAATCTAGGGTATGAGCAGCGAAATCCAATGCAGCCATATCTTAACCTCCTATATAAACCATCGGTTGACCCAGTGCAGGGGATTCACCGATGGTTTTGTATAAAGCATTTATTCGCACTAGCAGCCTTTCCTTATCCTTGTCAGATAGTGTTCCAATGCTCTTGTCTGACTCGGATAAGCTTACAGCTTGTATGAGAGAGTACAGACAATCAGCAAGCGCACCTTTCCATTCCTTGGACTGAGCGACCTCGAATGTATATTCATCATCACCATTAAGCTGACGTTCTATCATCTTATTCTCCACGAATCCTAAAGGGATAGGGTAGTGGATTTCATCAATCAATGCTTGCTTTATTGTCTTCATATCAATTCAAATTAAAACTCTGGAGTGAGTTTAGAGAGAACTTCGGCTTCCTCCTCATCGCTGAGTGAGTTGAGAGCCTTAATCAGAGTCTCATCGGTTGAGTTAGTCTTCACATTGACACCAGCAACCTTCAAAGCAGCGATGAGGTTAGCCTTATTATACTTCTTACCCTTGTAAGTTGTATACTGATCGGTAGTATCGTCTGTCTCGGCTTCTGTATCAACCTCCTCAGACTTGGTAGTAAGCATGTAAATCTGATCTACGTCCTCGATTACTGGCAAGCAGATAGCCTGTCCTGCGGTAACCTCCTGCAAAGATGGCTCATTCTTGGAGTACTTAGAGATAAGCTTGTAGCTGTCAACGTTAGAGTACTGAACACCTGCTACTCGGTTGGTGTCCTCTGCAAGGGTACCCCAAACGAAAGAGCCTACGTTGGTGTTACAGATGAAGATAATGTTATCCTCATTCCATGGTTTGAGAGAGTGCTGCTTTCCGTTCTTCTCGATAATCACGGTTCTGTTGATAACCTTGATGGCTGCACCGAACTCATCCTCGAATGCTTCCGAGAAAGCTGACTCCGATGGTGTCTTGAGCTTGGTATTTTCGGTATAAGTCTTACCCTCGTAGTCGGCAACAAGTTCTTTCGCCCACTGCTCCTTGCGGATTTTCTTAATCTGCGTCTTAGCGAGCATAACCTGTATGATGGTATTACCATCAGCATTTGCCTTTTCGAAGATTTTCTCGAAATCATCACGGGTAGTAACACCATTGGTTGCTGTTTTGAAAGAGTTAGCCTTCATGTAACCATAGTCAACACGGATAGCCTTACCCGAATTGTCTGCATCTTCAACGGCAATAATACCATTAGAGAGACCAGCCAAGAAGTTCATTTCGTTACGCTCTTCGAGACCGACAGAGCAAGCGACACCATCATTCATGAGCTTGTTGATGATACGAGCCTTTGCAGTTTCAGCAGCCTGTCGTGTTGATGCAGCCTGCTCAACCAAACCTTGCGCCTGGAATGAGTTGGCTCTTGCTACAAGGTTCTCGTACTGAGCCTTCATAATGTTGATGTTGTTGATGTCAGACTCCATGAGAATCTTCTTCATCGCAATCTTTGGCAACTTACCATTAGAGGTTGCGATTTGACCACGCTTCTTCAAAGGAATGTCTGAATCCATCTCAACGATGTCGGCAGCTACATATGTGGTCTTAGCTGATGAACCTTCCCATTTCTGATCGGCAGAATACACATCGGTAAGCATCTCCTTGTAGAGGTAGGTGCGCTCCTTCGGATTCTCCTTCTCCTTAACATACAAGCTAAGTTTAGGGAAGATAGCACGAATAAACTGAATAAAAAGTGATTCGTTCATATAAACAATCTTTTAAGTTAAAAACTAGAGCACAACTTAGTCATGCTCAAAAATAAGACTTGGGAGAGCGGTCTTGATGGCGGTTCTCTGAGTTTCGTCCTTGAACTGATAAGGCATTGCAACATCATTCACGCGACCATTATCCATAATGGCAACCGCTTCACCCTTCATGCGTGAGCGAACAACAACACCAGCAAATTCTGCATCACTAGTCTTGTCTTTGTACTTACCGCCTTCGGTTTCAAGTGGAGAATACTCATAAACATCATCAACCTTCTTGCGGACAATGATGTGACCTGCCTGAATAACCTCATCCTTGAAGTTGGCGTAGTCGAGTGCTCTACCGCCTGTGATACCACCGAGATACTGACGGATAACCACAGCGTCCTTACCCATGTCGTAGCCTTTGGTTTTTGGCTTGTAGTCTTCTGCTACCATAATCTAATAATTTATTAGTGAAACAATAGATGATTACATCTTAGCCAGCCTCTTGACTTCATCATCAGACATTAACTTATCTTCCTCCTTTGGCTGAGGTTTGGTATCGGGAGCAGGGATTCGTCCAAGCTTTTCAAGACCCTTTTCAAGTCTTTCCTTGTTCTCTTCCTCAATATCTTCCTTCAACTCATCGAGGTAGTCCTCAAACTCCTCTTCATTCTCAAACTTCATGTGAGAGAAAGATTTAAGTCGACGCTCTCCGAACTTACCTGTGTCCTTCAGCAGTTCCCTTACCTTTGCGGTACGGCTGTTTGTGGTATTGCCAGACTTCAATGCAGTTACATCACCTTGGAGTGTAGCAACAGCCTTCGTAAGTTCCTTGATTGCGTTGAGGGTAGCGGAGTCATCATCATCGCTATCCTTCTTGCCCTTCTTGCCCTTCCGTGACGGACTTCTACGTGCTGGATCGTCATCATCATCTGGATCGTCATCTGGATCATCGTCATCATCGGGTGCAGGATGAGCGTTTTTGTACTCTGAGACTTGGCGGTCAGCTGCGGACTGAGTTAACTGGAGTAACGGCAAGACATCATCAATTGCGTCACTAATACCTTCACTAACTTCTTCGTCAGTAGCATCATCTTTGAGTTGAAGTTTGTTGGCAACATTGGCGGCAACACCCTTTAACTCCTTACGACTGAACCCCAATGCCTTAATGTCTCGATTGGTTTTCAGTGCTTCAAGAACTTTTCTGTAATACTTGTTCATTGCTTGTTGAGTTATATTTAACAAAAAATGGTCTGCGAGCGAAATGCAGGCAGACCAAACGTAGAACTCGGTGTAAGAGCAATGTTACGAAAAGTTCTGTCACGTGCATCTTCACACGCTTTTATGGGTGCAAATATACGAAATATTATTTAATCAACAAATAGTTTTTGCAAAAAAGTGAGAAATTATTTTCATTTCAATAATCAAGGGAGAACTTCACAGCCCTCCCTTGAAAGATAAGATGCAATAAAAATGCACTTAAACGTGCAAAATATCTTCTGTGTTCAAGTTAGATTCTTTTGGTATGTAATTATGGGTTTGAGGTATTTTATCGGCTTGTAGCCTATAGTCTCCCTTTGTCGTGGTAAGAGTAATACTGATCGGACTTGCTACTGATGATAACGTGGTCCATAAAATACAATCTCATAATTTCACAAGCCTTCTGTATCTTATATGTTATCTCATCGTCAGACTTTGATGGAAAGCAGTTAGGGCTTGGATGATTGTGAACCAATGCTATTATTACGGCATTGCAGGAGATAGCTTCTTTACACACAATTCTTACGTCTATAGTGGTTTCTGATATTCCACCTTGTGACAATCGAACCATTTTGATTAACTTGAAGTTGCTATCCATACAGAACAGATAAGATTCTTCTATTTCTAAATCCTTGACGTATGGTAAAATATAGTTGTAGATGTCGAGAGAACTACCCAAATCTGTAAGTTCTTGCGACTTCTCTTTCATGAATCTTCTGCCAAGTTCGAATGCAGCGAGTATAGCGGTAGCCTTCTTTTCACCTATTCCTTTGATAGATGTAAGCTCCTGCAATGTCCTCTTGCTTGTCTTTCTGAGGGAATGACTACCATCAAAGATTTTTCTTATTGGTTCATTACCCTGTAGCATAGGGTCTATACCGATAATTGAAGCAATAAGGTTCTCGTTACTAAGATATTCTACCCCATATTCCTTTACGTATGATGTGATAGAATCGTACTTGATAGTTCTTGCATTATCCTTCATAAGATACCTCCTCTATGTCTTTTGAATAATTGAACACAACATCAAAATTGAATCCCAATTCAGTAATGAGGTAGAAATGAATATCTTCCCAGTCCCAACTTGAAGGAATGCCTTTTATCTTTTTAGACTTTTCGGCATCCATTGCTATGATAACGTTCTCTTCCATTGCTCTATCTTATTTTTAAAAGTTCATAACTTTAGTTTCATATACTATGAATCCTATCTGATCCGCCACAATCAATTTAAGATGATTTCCTCCTGGTCCATTTATATCACCATCATTCAATCCGATTTCGTCTAACGTAGCTTTAATGGCAGTTTGGTAATCTCCTATACCTTGAATTAATAAGCATAGGTCTGGTCTCTCATCAAGAAACTGGTGGAAACCATAAAGGCTATATGAGCCTTTTTTGATGAGTGAGAAGAAATCTTTCCATTCATCACCACTAATCTGCGTGGTTACGGATTTAAGCTCTTCTATTGTTGTGCAATTGCATTCCATACGATTCCATTTAGCGTGATACGATGAAGTCATTATCCGTAAAGGTCTGGTCCTTGAATTTTTCGAACAACTCTCGGTCGCTGATGCAATCATTAGCACATGCTAACTCTCTGAATGAAAGTTTGTACCCAACAAACTTATCTTTCAATATTTCGGTTTTGAGTTCTTCTTTCTGAAGTTCCGATAATTCATATACTGTCATATCCGTTTCCTCCTATTAAACATTGCTATCCAACAATTCAAATTTTATTCCTTTTTCGGTTTTCTTAGCCATCCATTTAGCTGTAACCACACCGTCATTCCATGCTTTTATGAGGGGGAGAACCTTACACTCCCATACATTTATAATTTGAGTTATATACTCACAAGCACCTTCAAAAGTGTCGAATGCGTGAAGTAATACCGTATATCTATCTGATTCTGTGTAAACGTTCATTGCTCTTATCTTTTAATTACTCATCAATATATTTTTTCGCTTCTTTCTTGGTGTTGAATGTTTTATGCCCAACACCATAGTATTGTTTTGAGATACCTTTCTCCTTATATGTGATTATGCCGCAGCCTCCATACACCTCATGAGCTTTTACTTCTCTATCTATTTCTGGATTTGTAGATGGTTTTGCATAGAGTTCACGAAATTTTGCGCCAGTATAGTAGATTTCAACTTCAAGGTTTGTATTAATGACTTTTCCTGCAACTTTTGAAGAATTTGATGTTTCGTAAACGTAAGTGGTAACATCTGCACCATTTTTAATTCCGTGTTTACTCTTTTCACGTTTCAAAACATCGTTGTATTCTTCCATTGTCTCACATTGTATATAACGTGTTTCGTTATAATCTGACGTTTCCATTCCAATTAGTTTCATTGCTCTTATCTCCTATCTTTTAAATTGTTATTTTATTTTTGATAGTGCAAAGGTAATCATTTTTTTGCAAATGACCAAATGTTTTGAGCATAAAGTACTTTTTGCTAACTTAGTTTAACTTATTGTTATTCAGATACTTATGTCAAACTATTAATTTTGTGTATGTAAGTCTATTTCTTAAAAATGGTATAAGTTATATGGAGATAAAAAATGAACCGCTTAGAAAGGCTTATATTGAAGTGTATAGTCTTTTTCTGAATTACTTTATATTAAATAAAAAATGCACTCTAACCTCACGGTCGGAGTGCACTAAGAGCAATGAAACGTTAAAGGTAACGTTTCGGCTGCAAAGTTACAAAACTTTTCTGTATCTTGCAAATTTATACTATACTATTTAACAATTGCAAATCATTGTCTCTATCGAAGTCGTATGGATAGAAGGTGTTGGCAAGGGCATCCATCTTGTCGGGAGAACGTTTCAGACGCTTCTTGATTTCGTCTTTTGGTTCCATGATGATTGAACCATCTGACTGAAACAGCCAATGCACTTCGCACAATTCTTGATCCAACTCATCGTCAGGTGGGAGTGCTGCAAAGAATCCATTCTTTGGGTTGAGCCAGTCACGTATGCACCAAAACAGATAAGCCCTCATGTTAGCGAAAAAGTAGCAGCCTGTCACATCATGCTTGTTTCTCACGCCTTCCGAGAACTTGCAAGAGAATGCAGTTAAATACTTTTGCTCTATGAGTCTTGAATAAACTCCAGCACCTTCTCCAATGGTATCAATGAATGCTTTATTCTTTGAACTCAAACTTAGGTAGTGTGCGACTTGACCTGCGACTGCCATGTGGTCCGCATGACCACCCGAATTATGACACTTGATTTCTGAAACATAATTTCCTTGTCGTGGAACATAGCAAGACCTATCGCGACCCATACCTGCGACATCGACACCTAAGCGTATTGGCTTATGGGTGATAAAGCCACTATCTTTAAGTTCCTTCCATCTTCTATGGGCAATCTCGCACCATTCGTATGGAATGAGGGTATCTTCGGACACCTTCGGAAACATACCGAGAACCTTAACACGAAAAAGGTCATTTGGAGTGTAATATCCACCTTCCCACACAAAATCACCACGACCTTCATCAAACTCAGACTTTCTGATCTTCTGTGCCCATGCTGAGACCTTATCGGATACCCATTCATAGTCAACTTGACCAGGGATAATGTTTTTCTTGCTTACTACGTTCTCTGCGTTGAGAGATGATAATCTAAACTTCTTGAATCGGGGAGACTTCATGGAGTTGGCTGCATACCCTGTAGTAACGTTTGGGTTGAATACCAATAGCAATCGAGAGTTACCTTGCAGGTTACCCTCGATTGCATTATAGATGGTGTCCGAGATACCGGATGCTTCTGTTACGATGAACATGGTGTTTACAGCATGGAATCCCGACCAAGCCTCTGTGTTGTCGGCTGAAGATTTGAAACCTGTCAGATACCATTCCTCATAATCAGTTCTGATGCCATCCGACAGCAAACGACCAGGCAGGAAGCCTGCCTTTTTGTAAAGACGTGCCACTTCTGGTATCATGATGTTTGTTACCTGTCTTCCTGTTGGTGCTGTAAGGGCAATCTTGGTGTTCTTTTCTAAACTACCATCCTTGCCGAAGCGAGGAGTGAGGTATAGAAAACATAAAGCGGCTACGGCAGCGATGAAGTCCTTACCCCTTGCAGTTCCACTGGCTACCGTTGTCATTTTGTTCTTTTGAACAGAACGCAATATAGCCTTTTGCTCTTCGTCAAGGCGAGCCTTCAAGACTTCCTTAGCGAAGAGACACCAATCATTGCGCCATGCAATCATTTTTTTTATTGCTTTCTGTTCTGACATATTCTTTATAATATTATTTTTCTCTATCCTTAATCTCTACAAAATCACCATTACCCAAACGAGCCTTGTTGATGCAAGACGCAATCCAACCTATCAGATAGGCAGAAGGTTCGCCGCCGTGTTCCATACCAATATCATTCTCGATGTTATCGCAAGCATGAGAAGCTTCATGGCAACAACACCTCATCTTCATAGAATCCTTGCTTGCAAAATTAATAAATGCACAAAGCCTCTTATTCGCCTTTTCTCTAACTATATCGTAGGTTATTGCTTCATAATTAGAGAAATCAACCTTCAAAACCTCACCTTTTCTACCTTCAAAACACTTATTAGCGTCTTCTTGGCTCATGCCAATAGCGACACATAACAATCTCGGATAGATAACAGGGTCGTATTCGTAATATCCTTTTTTCTTCATTCCTATTTATTGTGAAATATTCCTATCTTTTATTTATAATACGTCTTGCATAAGAAACTATTCATTCCTCTTGTTCCATTACTACGTTTACCCATAAACAATTATTTTATATATTCCATTTATCTCTATGCTTTATATCTCCATTATATGGATTTTTAAGCGCTCTTAACGCCCTGTCTAATACTTTACTAAACACTTTAGGGTTGATGTCTTCGCCTCTAAACAAATACGGGTCGACTGTTCCCTTGCCATATTCGACGACTCCATACTTATCTACCATCATCATATTTTTTGTAAAATTATTTCTAGAGGATATTATACGAAGTCCTGTTCCATCGAAACCGCCAACCATATACTCATCAACCTCATTTCCCTTGGTTTTATTCAAAGTATTCCCAAGAACGTGTGACACAGCGTTACGCAATCTAGACCTATCCTTTGTTGAGAGATTAAAGTACTGATCTATTTTTTCAATAGCTCCGTTTTTAAAGTTTGCTTCAACATCTCTTCCACCGAGCTTGAAGCCATAAGATTTGGTGCCACTGAAGCTTTCTTGCTTATTCCCCCCCCCACCTATAGAACTCATGCTCATGGTTCTCGACTGCGCCAAATTTGCTGCCGACTGACTTCTAGTTCCACTACTTCTTTTTCCCATAATCAAACATTTTAATGATAAACTATAATAATCTATTTTAAGAGATTCGGAAAATCCTGCATGTTATCAAGCATATCTTCTACAGAGAAGTTTTTTACTTGAGTATCATACAAGGTCTTTTTCAACTCTTGGTATTTTTCTTTTGCATCAACATCAAGCATACCAATAGTATCTTTCATCTTTTCAAAAGCTTTCAACTTATTCTTGATGATGATGATTGGTGTTACATAGACGGCATTATTTTCCTTACACCACTGCTCAATTACATTACCGCCACCATAAACGATAAATCTGAATCTGTTGCCATTTGCTACGAACTTGGCAATCTCGTATTCAAATCGCAGTTCATTTAGTCGGTCTGTGCAACCTCTTGTGGCGAATGATGAGTAACCTTTAGGGACACCCATCAAATTCAGCTTATAGAACTTAGGAGCCACATTTAAGTCAACGAATACACCAATCCCCTTTTCCTGCATAGCTCTCGCAAGAAAGCGTTTCTTGTAGATAGCCTGCATACCAAAAGCTATTGGAGTATCATTTGATAAGCTGAAGTTTGGCTCAATAATGCTGCCAGGGTTATACTTCAAAATCTTCTCTGGCTTCTCATAGATTGACCGGAATCTATAATCATCAGTATAGAAGTGGAGTGTTCCCCTGCCATTCATATTCGTTGTTCTTGCCTGCTCACCAAAGCAATAGAATGGGATTTCTATGTACTGAGGTTGCACATCAGACAACAAACATGGTATCTCCAACGGATTGTCCGTTGGAAACAAACAGTCTGGTATATACAATTCTCCGTTATACATAATTATCCTTCTTCATCATCGGGAAGCTCCTTCATTAACTTCTCGAATGGGTTTTCTACTAATCTGTTATCTACTTGCTCGACATAGCCACGCTTCTTGCCCTTAGTTTTCAGAAGGAAGATGATTGCAGTTAGGTTGCCTTCGTTCACCTTTTCGACCAACTTGCTTTCAGTAAAGTCAAGAATGCCTTCATCTATATCATCCAACATCTTGGCTAACTTCTCATCCTCTTTTCTCCAGTTATATAAGGCTTGGCGTGTAATGCCCAAAGCTACTGCCGTAGCAGCCATATTGCCGCCCTTCTTTCCGTAAGCAGCGGCAATTTTTTTTAATTCTGTTCTTCTTACCTTTGCCATAATCAACCTTTTTAACTTGCAGATGCTATGACTGCTTTCAAAGCATCTATGTAAGACATATTTTCTGTTAGCAACAAGCAACGTGCTAAATCTCCAATAGGTCCGAGACCAGGAAGGAGATTGACGTCTATCACGTAAAGGTTACCTTCATTATCGCAGCGCATATCAATACGTGCATGATGTCGTAACCCAAGACTGGAGAAAACATCGGAAGCTATCCTCTTAGCCCTATCATCTAAATCTCCATAGACCTTGCAGCCGACCTCCATATAGTTTTTCTTGCTTTCGTATGTTTGGATGCCGCCATTTGTTGTACAGATTACCTCCATTACAAATGTTCTGAGGGGAAAGCCTTTTATGCAGACAACCGTAAATTCTCTTCCATTTATAAAGTCTTCTATAACAACGTCTCCTTTGCCTTTCGGATCAAGCTTTTTTGTTTGAACTCTGATTTCATCAGCGGTGTGACAGATGTTTAGTTCAGAGATACCAACACTATCACTTCCATATCTAGGCTTTACGAAATAAGTTTTTCCGTGCAAGTCAAACACCTGATGATACTGATGTGGTACTCTAATACCATTCATCGTAAGCCATCTTGCAAGTTTAGCTTTATCCCTTACAAGTTCGTACTTGCTAAAATCTTCTGCCGTGGTCCTTACACCTTTCTTTCGGATTGTATTGATGAGTAACTCACTTGCAGTTCTTAGCAATACGACATCCTCTTTGTCAATGAAGTCGAGGTTGTCTGTCTCGTCAACAACTGCTAATTGGATATTTTCTCTACCAAGTGCTTCTTGGTAATATCTAAAAACTGAAGGTGTATTCAGTTCTTCCATTTCCTTCTTACTTGTTATGCTCCAAATCATTTTCTTTTTCTCCTTCCTTTATTTCGGTTAAACGTTCACTTGCTAACTCTAGCAACTTTGCAAATGTGATGCTTGGGGATTTTATGCCAAACTCCTTACCTATGTCCTGTTGAATCTTAAGCAGGGTTTTCTCGTTATCTTCTTCGGAAGCTAGAACGAGAGCATCACTTTTGCGTGCTTGCTCACGAATGTCTCCATACAATGTGTCCAGACTAGCAAAAGAACTAGGGTAGAGGATGATGGTGAATACGAAATTCTCCTGCATGGCATATACATCTATACCCTCTGTGCTTATTGGCTTAATCTCGTCAATGTTCACATGAGCAAACTTCTTGAAGTCGATAGATTGAATTGATGCAAACAACTTCTTCAAAATGCTAACATTAGCTTCACCATGAAGGGAGTTGTGAGATAATTCAATAGCAATAGCTTCATCATTTGTAATCTCGCTCTCTTCTACATATAAGATGCCTAGCATTTTATAGTGCAGTTTCTTGCATGCTCTCAAACGATGATTACCGCTGATCATGATGTATCTACCATTATCCTTCTTGATACAAGTAGGCACACTACTCAATCCAGACTTAGCAATGTTGTCTGTTAGTTGGGCGAAGTCTTCACCCGACATTTCATTTGCATTGATTTCTACCTCATCTATGAGGTTTATATCAACTTTTGCGTATTTCCATCTATCTTCATTTTCCATTCTTCAACGATTTTTGATATTTCTCAATGATTTCCTTATTCGTAGGGTATATGCCAAGTATTCCTTCGTAAGCAAGATAAGATGATGTGCAGTGTTCCTTCACTTTCTTGTATACACCACGATATTTCATGCTCACAGGCTTATGGGTATAAGCGCAGGAAATAACCTTTTCGCAAAGCTTGTGCATTCTTCTGCTCAAATATCTTTGAACTCCTACAGATTGAATGCAATACAATATGAGTTTACTCAATCGAGGGATAGCATTATTCGTACAGAAGTCCGTCAACTGAAACAAATCATACCCCTTGTGCTGAGGTAGCGTAAAGCCAAATCCGCCTAGAGTATATTTATCGTATTTTACCGCAAAAGCATACGTACAGACACTGCATTGGTCCACCTTCTTGATATACTTCTTTTGTAAACAATGAAGGAGAGAAGCATCTACTCGTTCAATCTTGAGCTTATTTGAGTCTGTAATCTCCAAATCATCTGGAGGAACAATCTCATTGCATTCGATTCTGTATGAAGAATACGAGGTGCTTGCATTATTTTGTGCAGTTGGCTTATTGCAATAGAGGAACCTTCCTGCAGACCGTCTTTCCCCACTTGAATTATTCCACATAGCTATCTTATGTAGGTTTCTCAGATAAGGGCTGTTGCTGAAATAATAGAAATAACTATCACTCGGAATACTTTCCACAAGATTATAGTAGTCGTTCCTTGCAACAGAAAAGTCTGATTTCAAGTCACTATTCTCAGAAATGAGTTTGAATGCTCTCTTCTGCTTCTTCTCTATTCTTCCGTAATTAAAGAAGATTACCTTCTTATTCTTGATGGCTTCTTCTAGTGTTCCGACATGGAAATCACATGTAGTGAGTAATCTCATCAATCGCTCATTTGCCTCTTCGGTTTTCTCGATAGATTCCCTTGCCTTAATTTTCAACGCTTCGAAGATGGCACTATTTCTTGCCGATTCACTCATGAAATACTTTTGCAGTTTCACCGCATAAAGAGCCAAAGCAAGCTGTCTTGATGGTGTAGGATTGTTATAGTCCTCCAACCATGCAAGCTTATCCTTATATGTTAGTGATGTTTTACCATTTGCCAACATATAGAGCAGATAGCAGTAGGCATCTTGGCAGTATATAGATACTTCCATCTTATCAAGGAAGAATAACTCATAGTAATACATGAAGCCATTTACTATGCAGATTTCCTTGTGTCCGTTAGCTTTTACAGCATCATACAGAGCTGAAACCATTTCAGAATTGTATGGTAAAGGCTTTGTCATATACGACTCTACCTTGTCGTATGGATTTCCTTGGTAGAGTAGCGGACATAATTCGTCTGGAACATCATATTTAAGCCCAGTAACCTCACAGAACTGCTGGTATGATGTAATTGATTTGAAATCCTCCAATTCGTGGCTTATAGCGTAATAAAATAGCCTGTATGTGGACAGAACACAAGCCATAGCTTGATAGAAATCATCAGTAGCATGGTAAAGTCTAAACTCTATCGTCTTTGTCTTAAAATATGCAGAAATATTCACTGCATGACGTATGAAACCTTTGTTTGAGTTGTTTGTGAATAACTTCTGAATATCCTCGAAAGTCTGAGCCTGCAGGACTCCTTCATAATACTTTTCTGTTGGAGTTGGCATCGCTATGGATATAAGCTCATCGCATTCTGATATTTTAGCATACTGCTTAAAATAAGGGTAACACACATAGAAGAATAGGAATACTTTCTTTATCTGGTTGACAGGTAAATCACCGACATAAATGTGTACATGGGTGTAGATGCTCCATTTTAGCCTGCCACCTGCATCAACCATTGATTCATATACAGAGCGGAGGTCATGTAGCTCTTTTAGGCAGCAAAGATGTAGTGGAGGGGTATTTACCTCTCCACCAAACTGCTTATTGCTTGAACAATCGGTATTATCAATGCTCTCTTCCTTGCTCCAGGAGTAACCTTCGGGCAAAGTTACCTTCGCCCTTTCAAGATTGCACATTTCGATTTCAATACCAAATGTTCTGTTTTTTATATCGCTATCTACATTCATGAAGCATATCTATTTCGTTAATAATACCTAATCTCTGAATAGTTCTTCCTGTCTTACGGAAGTCTATTCCTAAAGCTACACTTGCAAGCGTAATGAGGGATGATGTAACTGGTAACTCTAAGCCTATATGAAGTGCAATACTCTCCATCAGTACCAATCCCTCTGAAACGTCTTCTGTGATGTAACGTGAGTGAACAGATGTTGGGCTGATGGCTCTATCACTAGATTCTGAGTAACGATGCAAACTCTCTATTGGGTCTGACATATTAAAACCTCCTGCTTCAAATACGCTTGTTTTGAAAAAGCCCAAGCTTTTTAAGACTTTCATCTTTTCTTCGTCAAGTCTCATCAATAGATTGATGGTGGAGTCATTTCCTCTTGCGTATGCTTCACGATACATACAGAAATTTCCCTTTGAATATTCTATTCTCGGAATACTCATAATTGAACCTACCGTATGCAACACCATATTTGGATTGAGTAATGCAGATTCAAGCACGCAATATTTTGCTATAAAACCTTTGCTAATTTTATGCAGTTTCTCCATGCAGGTATCATGATTAGAAAAGCATGCTACAGGAATAACTTCATGCCTATAACCAACACGAAAAACAACTTCGTTTGGTTTATCATCCAACTCTACTCGTCCTTCCAAATATGGACCTGTTGTTTCAACTAACATTGGTAGTTTTCTGCAATGTTTCTCAAAATAGAAAGAGGATGCGTAACTAGATATACAGACAACAATCTGATCATTGTGAAGGTATTGATGTATACGTTCTACTAGACCCTCATAGAAGTTACTCTGAATAGTACAAAATATAACTTCTGCTTCTGCAACCTTACTGAGGTCTTTAGAAACCTCTTTGATTGCAGTTTCTATATAAGTTGATTTCTCTTTAAGAAAAACCCTTTTGCCGTTCTTGATAAGTCTATCAAAGGCATCTGATTTGTATGAAGATGTCTTTAGGAGTGTAACTTCATGACCTTTAATAGAGAGGTCTGCGGCAAAAGCTACTCCCACGTTGCCCGTTCCTATAACTGCTATTTTCATGCTCTTTTATTTTAATTCTACAAAAATAGAGCGGCTAGAGGGACTCGAACCTTCGACCTTCACATTGGGAATGTGACGCTCTGACCGACTGAGCTATACCCGCAAAAGAGCGGAGAGTTGGAGCCGCACCAACGACCTCAGTGATGGTATCACTGCGCTCTGCTAACTGAGCTATCTCCGCTTATAATAACAATATTCTATACACGCAAAAATGCTCGTCTTTCCGAGCCGTCAACCCTTGTGGGTATTTTGAAAGGAGGAATTCCTAAAACAAGCTTTGCTCCGAGTAAACAGGATTCTTGGAAATTCCAAATTCCTCGACCTGTATTCCCAACTTTTCATTCAGCCATTTTGCCACTAGGTGGCGATGGCAAAAATCATCTGGCTTTTCGAAGCAACATAGAGCTACATCTTTTCCATTTGCCATTTTCTCTATTGCTGAGAGAAATGCTTTTGGGTCCCGATGAGCCAATATCTCAGAATTGAAACGTTGTACGTAATCTTCTTCCGATTTGGAGTTGTGAAGAATGTCCCATGATGGTGACACGTACTTGTTTGATAATCCTGTAAACCATTTCGGAGGGTAGAGGGCAATGCCGATCATCATGATACCAGCTTTTGCTAACTTAGCTCCGTTTGAGAAGTATGATGTATAAATCTTCATTTCTTTTGTAACTTTTTGCAAAGATAGATAAAATTATTTAATCAACAAATAGTTTCTTGAAAAAAGTGAGAAATTATTTTCAAGCGTACATTTTCTTAAGAAACTTCTTTAGATATTCGTTATTAATATCCTTTAGTGGAGTAGGGGAGAATGAGGTATCTCGCTCTACGGTTAAGCCTAACTTAGTTGTTAGCCCCTGCAACTCGGTTAAGCTTGTGTAGCCGTACTCGCCTTCACCACTTCCATTGATAGTGATTCCGTAGGCGATATTATTCTCTAGGTCTGCTTCCAATATGAACCAAGACCATGCACCAACACAAAGGAAGAACTTTGCTTGACAGATGGCTTCTTCCTTTTTACCATCCTGCGAGTAGAGAGGATATTTTTCCAGTCTCTTCTTAATTTCTTTCGTAATCAGTTTCATTGCTCTTATATTTTAGTCTAAATAACAATTCTTTCTTATCTTCGCCTCAATTTCATCCATTGTATAGATTTTATTGTCTGTAGAAATAATAAATGTACCATCTTCTTGTGGAAGAAATGAGTATAGGTAATTACAATAGTATTTAACAGAAAGCATTGGATATTTGTCAATATAAGTAAATCTTATCTCGATAGTGAGGTTGCCATCTGTCTCTTTTATCAATGCTGTGAGTTTTTGCAAAAGTTCATAGCATTTATTATAAGCTTTTTCGTAATCTTCAAATCGTTTCATTGCTCTTATCTTTTAATTGTTATTTTTATTTTGATAGTGCAAAGATAGTCATTTTTTGCGAATTAACCAAATATCAACTATCTTATTTCCAGGTACTTACAATAGTTTAACTTTTAAACTTCTTTATAGCCTGTTTGCTAACTTTTGCTAACTTTTTAATCGGACGTATTGTAGTTTGGGAAACTTTTACTATCTTTGCAGCATGAATATACAAGAATATCTAGAACAATGCTCTGTTAAGTCCGTGAATGAGCTTACAGACGAACAGGTAGTGAACTACTATACCAAAGGAAATGCAGGTGTAGCTCAAATGTGCGCAGTAGAATTAGCTCTACAAAACTATCCTATTAGCGGCTTTACGAGAGAAGAAATAATGCTCTCTATTCGCAAGGCAATGAAAACTAAAACAAAGTTTGGTCTGACCTATATTACCAATGAATCAGCCGTAGGTCCTACCGAAAGAAAATCAAGATGGGTGGTAGAACCATAGACTACCACCTATCTTTTTGTCGGTTTGTTTAGCTTATAATACTTCTCATAGAGAGCCATAGCTTCATTATAAAGCCTTGGCAAAACCTTTTTGAAGTATTTACTGTTAGACCAATAATTTTCGCTTAAATGGGCTATAATATCAGCTAAACAATTATGCGAACTCGATGCGAAGTAATCGACGTCGTGTCCTAACATTCCCTGTATCCAGTTGTGATCTTTGTCGATAGCTTGCAAAGTATCAGAGATTTTGCCAAATTGTTCCATTACATCATACGTTTTGTCTTTTACGAGTTTGAGCTCTTCAAATAGTCTATCAGCGATTTTCCATTGCGAAACACCTTCTCCATCTACGTATCTATATTCGGGCTTGTTGTAGTCAGCAAAAAACCTTTTATAAAGATTTTTGAAGTCTGCATTTTCTTCCCAATTACCTTGTAATGCGGCTTTAGCGTGTCCGTATTCGTGATATTGGAGACCCTTGCGATACCATTCTGAATTTAAGATTCTTTCCTTCAGACCATCGAAGTCTATTCGCACATGATTGTATTTGCTCCAAAAGTATGCTTTGTTTCCGCTAAGGCTAATACAAGGAACAAACTTGTCAAAGCTATCATAAAACTCTTTCTTTCCGAGCCATTTGGTCGGACTCAATCCAATACCTCTAAAGCCTTCCACGATGGTATGAGGTGTATTGAAGGATAGCTTATCTAAGCCATACGCAATCAAATCTTGATCCGAAGACAGCTTGTAGATGTTGTACGCACCCTCTATCTCACGATAAACCCTTTCGTAACCTCGGACATCAATCCTTGCAGTTTCTATAGTCTTGATATAATCATTGAAGCGAGGAATCCATCTTGTAGGAATAATACTCAAATCTGCTGTTCTCAATTCGTTCAGATGGGTAGCAGCTTCCATGACCTCCTTCAAGCCGTTATGATACTCGTCAAGAAAGACCTCATAAGCCTTGCCCCAGCCTTCTGTTATGCGAGCCGATTCTACTCTTATCCAAGAATTGACGTTATCAATGTTTGGACCATACAGATTTTGCATGAGTTTCTTTCCTGCCATAACTGCTTCCTGGTCGTCTAATGCAGTCTCCAATTCCCAATCATCGAAATCATCTATTAGCTTCTTAGGCTTCAACGGAATAGAACGAAGGTCTTGCAGTTCCCTACGAGCTTCATCATAGGTAGCCTTCAACTTTGGTTTTATCTTGCTCACTGGTTCGAATTGTGTAGGAGTGATATTTGCAAACTTATTAGTTATGCCATCCCTCCAATCGCCGAAATTATAGCTATAATCAAACTTTGCTAGATAACTTTTCTTTGTCCTGCCGAAAGACTCTACAGCTTGACGAACCTTGTCATCATACTTGTCGAACATATCTGACAAAACAGAACGTTCACTATCAGTCAGCATTCCAAAACTCTCTTTAAATTGATGTGTAGTGAGGAATTTTTCAAAGCTTGATATATCAACTTCATAGGCTTTAGCATTTCGCCTTAATGTTGCTATGTCAGAATTATCTACATCTATGTTGTATTTCAATAAGTCTCTGTTCTTCCAAGCAAGCTTTATGGCTTTTTCGTCTCTGTCAGCATGGCGGTACTCAGCCGCGTCCTCAACGGACAGGTGCCAATACTTTCTGTTATCCTTCAAGAAGTATGGAAGTGTTTCAGCTTGCCCGATTCGGCTGCGGTTATTGCGTACCCAGTCATTAAAGTTCTTTGGGGTGCGAGAAATCATAGCTGACTTCTGAATGGAAGGAGAACCATAGTACTCTTCATCGCTCATCACAATAGGTACAACATAACACATGCAGTTAGGATGCCAACCTAGGAAGACAAAGTCTTTTGGGTATATTCCCAACAAATCATCACAGATGTCTGGTGCAGGATGGCGTTTACTCAACTTAATCTCATATCCCAAGATGAAGTCAAATTGTTGCCAACGTGTCTGCTCTGCCTTTCGGTAAGCCATGTTTATCTCGGTTCTTGCCAAACGTATAGAAGCGTATTGGCAATTCGCGCATGTAGCGGCTTTTCCGAATTTTTCTGTATAATCAGCCTTTAATGAAGGATAGTCTAACAGATACTTACTGATTCGCTTGCTGAGAACAACCGCAGACTGCCCTCTTTCTATTGCAGTTGATATGGTATGCTCCAGCTCCTTTTTCAAGGCTTGTGACTGATACCATAGTTTCTGCGAAACAGACAACCCCTTATCAACCCTATTCTGAAAAGCCTTCAAAGCATCTGAATTAGGTTGGAAATACCTGTTGTACTTATCTCCTCCCTTCTCAAAATCATAAGCACGAAGTACCTTTCTTGCAAGTAGGTCCTGCATGATGTTACTTTCTTTCCACTCATTTGCGGTACCTGCATAGATGAGATTATTCATCTGTGCAGCATAACTGATCATGATGCCATTGATGGTTTGTTTCAGTTCTGGATAGTCCCCAAACAAGAACTCCGCAGAACCATCATAACCGACACCATCTATAGCAGTAGCAACTTGGCTAGCGATTCTATCATAAATGCTCAGAACTTGTGCCACGTAGTTAACTAAGCGTCTGTTCAGAGCATCGTATGCTTTCTTTTGATTGGGGATATTTGGTCTCATTTATTTCGGCTTATAATGTTCGTTTACACATTCCCTTTGATAGAGGATAGCAAACTCCTCATAAGGGCAAGTGCCCAACGTTGGCTCTCCCGTAACACTAAGATTACGTGGATTGGAAACGTGGGCACATAATTTGCAGAACTGAGGTTCTTTTGGAATAGGCTTAACCTTCTTCTTTGGAGACATAGCAATTAACCTTTACCTCTACAATCGTATTGCCATCCTTCTGATATACTCTCTGCTTCATGATCTTGGATTCGATAGTATTGAGTACATCTTTCTTTGCCTGTGCGAGAGTTTCCTTTGTTATCTCATGCAAAGCTTCTCTCATGGACTTGACATGATGGTCTCGCTTGTAGTGGCGAATGTAATTCTTGTCGATACGATAAGCCTTGGCACATACCTTTGGCTCTAGGATTTCTTTCTGTTCGAAGACAGTTACACTGATAGGGTAGAGTCTTCTAGCTAACTTGAATAGCCAAATTGCGATTTTTTTCTTCATAACTTGTGCAGTTTATTGCGTTTATATTGTTTGTTCACCCATAGCAAAAGCAGACTGCTGTACTGCTGCCGCATTAAGTTCATCCTGTCGAATATCCTCCATTGTCTGCTGAGGGTCTTGCGACTGCCCAAGCTTAACGATGGATTCAAGCTGACTTTCTACCGGCTTACCACCATTAGCCTTTTGTCTGATGGTGATGTCGTAGCTCTCATCCTTTGGTATATAAGGAGTGATGATGTGGTCGCAGGTGACGTTATCTATCTCCTTTTCCCATTTTGGATTCATGACCTTCAAGAATGCCTTGATTACATTGAACTCTCTTTCAAAGAACTCCTTGAAAGCGCCCGATTCCATGCGAACTTTCAGATGTGCATCTGTGAGCAACGTCTGTCTTGCATCGTAGCCGATATTACCAAGAGATTTCATATTCTCAAAGCTAATATCTGGCATTTGAGAAAGCATCCAGTACAATCCGAGAAGGGTTTTATTCTGACCGCTAACCGCTTCTTGCGACTGATTCCATGATACGTATGAAATATCGCCATCATTCTCGACTCTCCATATACGCAAACTTTCTCCCTTTTTCTCCTGTCCGACTATGCCACCCTTGACTTTTGCGATTGGTGCAGCGTTATATGCAATCACGTTGCTATTGCGACTGACATTATACTCAAATTCACTTCGGATATTATCAAGCCCCTCGTAGATGGCATGAGGTCGAGACAGGTATGCTCCAGGAATCTTACGGATGATGATTTCCTCACCACTCTTAGTGTTCCCATCCTCATCAACTTGTGCAGTTACTTCCTCCCACATTTCACCAAGGTTACTTTTCTTCCAAATGAAATGATAGTTTTCTGTAAAGGTTTCGAAGAATGTTATCGTCTCTTTATCGGAAACGGTCTTATCATACTCAAACGACATAGCTTGCATATCATCATACTCATCAATGATAGGGTACAATCTTACTCCATCCATAGGGGAGAAGGTTTTGCACTTCAACTTGTAGTTTGATTCAAAACCATATAGAGAGTTATGCTTCTTAACAGAATACCAGATGGTGAAGATTTCACAGCTTGCGAAATAGGCTAGTCCACGTTTGTAGTTCATGTTGTCAATATGAGCACTATCGTAGATTTTTTCTAATGCCTTTTGGATTTCCCTCTGAATATCATTTTCTGGAGTGTTGTACTTTCTCTTAACTGGTATAGAGAATGTAAATTCTGTTATTCTGTTTGTGAGCAGCTTTTCAAGGGCAACCGCTATACGGGATGATTTTTCACCATTGTCTTTATCACGAAGGCTTATGGTATCTGTCATTACCTTATGGCTTGCTGGCTCATATAAACTCAAAAGATAACTCCACAAAGGGACCATTACAGTCCTTCTGCGTAGCTCTTCTATCTTTTGGCTGATAGTATCAGTTTTCTTGAGTATTTCTTCGATGTTCATATCTTTACTACTTTTGGTGCAAAGATACTAAAAATATTTAATCAACAAATAGGTTTAACTAAGAAATTGCATATTTATTTTCGCTTATAGAGCTTTTTATGTTTTTGATGATAATGAATAAAGGCGATACAAGCAAATCCGCTTATACCGCCTTAGATAGAGCAATAAAATATCTTATGCAGGCATTAGTAATTGTGCCTTTTCTTTGTTCACGATTTCTAATACCATTTTAGCTGCCTTGTTTACGTCTGTCAAAACAGAAACGATGAACTTTGGTTGCTTTTTAAGCTTGCTGATCCAACCATCTAGGTAAGCAGCGTTATTATCTAAAATGCGACTGCTAAAGCCTAGGACATTTCCGATAAGAGCTGCTCCAAGCTCCGCAACCAACTCTTCTCTTGCATAGTCCTTTTCTCCTTTCTCATTCTCAAACCCTCTATTCAATCTAGACTTGTGACCTGTTGAGTGAACCATTTCATGTAGAAGGGTTGAGTAGTACTCCTGTCCGTCCTCGTATATCTCCTGCTCTGTATTGCCCTTCTTGAACTGACTTTTAAGTGGTGTTGTAATATCATCTACCCCAACTCTGTAAAAAGCTCCACTTGAATACTTGTCATAGCGGATAGGGCAGAGCCACTTCTGATAAAGGAGCATATCATCAATTTTCTCGTTGACGTACATACCAGCCGTGTCTGTCGGCAACTCATCCTTATCTTTGAGACTGAACTTCTCCTTCAACTTCTGCATCGTCTTAGGTGCTATCTCTTCGAGGTTGGTTTGGCTGAGATTGAACACGTTGTAGCTCTTCAAGAAAGGCTGTACTTTGCAGTCTAGTTGGGCTGATCGAGTCATTCCATTGTAGCTGTCTTCTGTTATTTTGTTTCCATTCTTGTCTTTGTACTGAATGGACCAAAACAGAACAGGGAAGCTTTTCTCTCCTTTGTTCACACTAGCTCCTGATGCCTTTATCTGATTGAAGGTAGCAAAGATAGGATATTTGAATCTTTCTTCGTCCATCATGCAGAGGAACAGGAAGAATGAGTTCATTCCATTATATTCACGACCTCCAAGGTTCACTGGGTTACCACCATAAGATGTGGTGAACCAACCCATCTTCCAATCTCCTGCCTTCATCTTTTGCATTCGTGAAATCATCATTTCAGCGAAATGCTCTAAAACGTTGTCTGTCTTCATTGCTCTTACTTTTTATATGCAGTTATTATAACTTCTTGCCATACATTCTTGCTACCTCATCGTAGATATATGCTCCGCTTGTATGAGGACTGCCAAACAATCCAAGAATGCGGTTATCTACAGTGATGCTGTTTGTCTTGACGACAACTCCGTTTTTGATGTGGTCGCAATAAACTTCATTGCCGATATGGTAAAGCTCCATCTTGCGATTATAGCAATCTGTTCCAATATACTCCTTACTCATGGCGACCTCCTTTCTTTTGAAGTTGCACCCATGCGTGATACATTTTATTGAAGTTATCTAACTTCTGAAGGATTTCATCCTTGCTTAAATAATCACTTATCATGTCTGCATAAAAAACATTAGAATTATTATCAAACATGGTGATATTCATACATTTTTTGTTAACGTATACTGACATGGTGTTGTTATGTATTCTGTTAACCTTTACCAATACAGCATTAACTGCTTTCTTAAAGTGAATGTTCGTTCTGTCTAACATTTCATTGCTCTTATTGTGACTAGTTGGTTGGACCAGTCGTTACCTTTTATCCGATTAAATATTCGAAGTTCTTGTATCTATCATCATTACGTCTTTCTCTAGCTAGACATAAAGCATGTTGGTAATCAAAAGCTTCATACTTTGTATTTTCCTTTCCTGTACCTATGTTGATATAGGTGAAGTTTACCTTCTGATCCTTTTTATCTCCGTACATGTAGTCGTATTCGTGAAGGAGTATTTCTTCGCTAACGTAAGTCTTTGCCTCAATCTGCCTCATTTCTGCGTTTGATTTATAAGTATCTCAAAATGTTACTCCGAAACCTTCGTTATTGTCATACTTGCCGATAAGACAACTGCCACTATTATAGTAGTAAGTGATTCCGTCTTTCTCTTTGGTGTAATCACCTTCTTCCAGACGTTCATTCATATAGTTGTTGAACTCATCGAATGAAACGAAAGCTTGTCCTCTATCATTGAAATCTAATGCTGTCATGATTACTTAACGTTTAAGAATTTAGAAACCTTACTAACAATCCCTTTTACTGTTGAACATGTTGAAGCGGTTTCAACAGCCACGCTCTTGCCATCTTCCCAATAGGTAATCTGGATTCTCAACTTGTTACCATAGAAGCAGTTAACTACATGCGCTCTAAGATTACCCTTACGAATGTCACCTTCAAAATAGTTATAACCTCCACCAAAATCACTTGTAACTGCTGCTACAACCTCAGCTTTGTTTGATACGTTTACTGTCTGTTTCATTGCTCTTATCTTTAAATTGTTATTATTTATTTTTGATGGTGCAAAGATAGTCATTTTTTAGCATTTGACCAAATTTTAACCTCATTGTTTTTCTTGCTTAACTTTATATAACTTATTGATAACTAGAGTGTTAAATAAAGCCTATTTTCCTCTATATAAGGCTTTTTCTGAAAAATGGTATAAGGATATGGGGAAGAAAATAGAACAGCTTAGAAAGGCTTATGTGAAGTATTTGCCGTTTCGTTAACTTAACTAATGTTACCGAAAACTACAGGAAGATAATTTGACAAGAAAAACGCAAAAACTGCTTTTAACATGGTGTTACGGAGTGTTAATTAGGCGGTTTGTCACTTTTTCTTGTTAGCAACTTCCTTAATTCTCGCACCTCATTCCTCAAATCAGCGTTTTCTTTTCTGAGTTGCGAAATGAGGTGATTATATGATAGCTCTGTTGTCTTATCCATATTACTTGAACTTGATGATGAAAAATTCATGATCCAACCACTTGCCTGGGCAAAGACCTTTCTTCGGCTTGCCGATGGTAATACTCTCAATATCCTTCTCAATTCGTTGGCTATCCTTGCGGTAGCCGTTAATAAAGAGAACGTGGGTGTATGGTTTGTATTCCAGTTCGCCTATCACGCGACAATAACCGCCAAACTCATCGAAAAGCACCTCACCGCTTTCGGCTTGTTTGTTCACCAGCCGTGAAGACCAATATGGTTTTATTTCCCGATATTCCTCAGTCTTCTCACCTGATACGATTTTATCGAACCATTGCTTGCTGACGGTGAGGGTCAATACTTTCTTTTTCATCCTTCCACCTCCTCCCAATCATTTGCGAGAATACATTCAGTAGGTATAGCTGCAACACCTAAAGAGAACATATTAGACACACACGTTCTGTATGATATTGTTTGAGGGAAACAGCCGCCTCCGCATATAGCAAAGATGTATTCGCTATTTTTACGTCTAACATTCTTCCCTTCCTTCATTCTTCTTAGAGCCTCCGAGAAGTCAAATATTTCTTTCTTCATAGTTACTTGTTTTTATGACAAGGGCAGCTCTCGGCGTGAATAACACAAACTCCGTGTTTCGTGTCCACAAGCAGATAGTCATGCCCATTCCTGGTAAATACTGTTGTACTAAATTCCTTTTCAGGTTCATCGCTATTAGCCAACGAGCGAATGCCCTCAAATATCAATGCACCGACAAACAAACACAAGACGAACCAAACGGCTGACTTGGCTAAATTTAAAATCTTATTCTTCATACGCTACTTCTCCTTATCGAATTTGTTGCCGACAACATAAACTTCAAATAAATTAACAAACGGCTCGTAATTGTCAACTTTATCTAAACTCTTGAAGGCAAACGTTCCTTCTTCTTCAATATAAACTACCTCATAGAGATTGTCTATACACAAAAGGTCATAACTGTCATGCACTATATCACCTTCCCAAATTTCTTTGCCATCCTTATCTCTCAGTCCTGTAAACATACAGACTGTAGAAGGGTCTACCTGATAAGTGAGATTTCTGTTTAACTTGCTTTCTTTCTGACGATTCTCAATGATGTATGTATTATCATTCTCTTCGTAGAAATATCCGCAAACCCATCCTTTTCCGTCAAGACGTTTAGCCTTGAATTTAATATCTTTAATTTTCATAAGCTACTTATATAAAATAATTGTTACTCTTCTACTTTTATCAACCTTCAATATAGCTTCTTCTGCTTTATCAATCGAAGAAAACAAATAGTCTGGGCAAAGGTTATATGCGCCATAGTCCCAATAATGGATAAGTCCAAATAACAATGAATGTCTCTTATCTACACGATAAGCAAGGATTGGATTATCCTGAGAATCGTAATGTATGCCTTTAACAGCCTTGCTTTTACGATACATATCTACTATTCTATATGTTGCCATAACTATTTTGCTTTAACATTATACACTCCATCAATGACCTCCACCTCGTAGCAATCGGGACAATAATGCTTACCATCTATCATTTCCCAATCAGAGTAATCACCAATATCAACTTCTTTGTTACTGAATAGTGCAGAGCAAGTATCTGTGCCACCAAACACTTCTCCGCATCTATCACAAACAATCTGATACATTGTAATCGGTCTATACATAAGCTATTCTTCCTTCCCGTATAAAAGTTCAACACTCTTTCTTAGCACTGCCTCTATATGGTCTCTTTCGAGGTCTCTGGGCTGTCTAAGAAGCCATTCTATATCTCCGTCTATCAATTCTTGATAGGCTTCCTTACATATTTGCATGCTCATATTTATCTCTTCCAATATTTACCAATTAAATAACCGATAACTCCACCCATAAAAGCTATAAATAGAACAACTATGGTAAGTATAACATAAAATCCAAACATAAGCTATTCTTCTTTAAGTTCTACTGGCTCATCGCTCCAAGATAACTCTCTTCCGATGAGCTTCTTGATACTTCCATGAGGTATAAGAACACAACCACCGATACCAGAATATGTAGGATTCCAATATCCATATTCTCCACGTCCACTTCTGTATGGTTTCTTTTCAAAAAGAAATTCCTTACCATTTCCATTAGTTGCTACCCATGCCATAACTATCCCTCCACTGCGTCTTTATATTCTAACTCAACCGCTAGGTCGTGAATTAACTCAACCGCTTCTTTCAAAGCATCATACATATTATCTCCTTCTGACACAAGCTCATCAATAGTACTACTTTCGCTCATATCCTCAGGGAAATCTTTAGGCTTCCAAGTGAAACTTTTGTTCTTTTTCTCGAACTCATAAGCCTTCTGAATAAGTTTTTCTATTGTCATATCAATCCTCCAACTCTATGTTATTTTCTGCTGCGTAGCCATCTTCTGCCTCTTCGCAAAACTGACCTTCGCAAAGTGATTCTGGGAGTGCTCTGCTAGTATAATACTCTCGGTGGCATAACTCACAGATTTCATTTCCATAATTATTTCTTAACTCTTCTCTAGTCATTATTCGCCATCCTTTCTGACTAAATAGTCATACATAGGCTTGCGGTTTCTACGATATTCATTACATATCTTTTCTGCCTCTTCCTCTGTATCGCAAGTTGCAATAACTCTATCGGGATATGTATCCCAATATCTAACTACTTTAAATTCTGTCATAATCAATCCTCCAATTCTTTTTGAATATCGTTCAACCACACAAGAACGTCATCAATATTAATGTAAGAAACATATCCCTCTTTATGCTTTCTTAATTGATTCTTCTTTTTAATAATTATATTAATTGCAGTTACTTTACTCATTGCTTATCCTCCTTTTTTCTGTTTCTTTCTATATGCTTTAGTTGCGCTATACTTATATTGCCATATCGTTTATACATACTTTGGAGATATACAATATAGCCAGCTAATGTTATTTTATTTGCATTCATATTCTCTTCTTTTTACCACCTGCGAATGCTTGTGTCATGTTTATCGCAGATTTAACATCTTTGTACCTGACGCCACAAACTGTTGCCACATCTTTAATTGCCTCATCCATTTTGAATTGCCTTGCCAAAAACTGATTGTTCTTTATCAAGTTGACGATTTCTTCTTTCGTATGAATGCCTTTCCAAAATAGTTCGGTATGTGAGCCTTCTCTTTCATCATCTACAGAGAAAGGAACACCATAATTAGTATAAACCTCTCCGTGATGCTTGATGAGATGGCGACCAGGATTCTTTCGGATATTATTTATCCAAGTTTCATTATCGCATTCGCGCCATATCTCATACTCTGCCCCTGTCAGCGTTTTGTCAATGCCAATAGGATAATGACCGGAACACCCATTTGTTCCAAAATAAATAATCTCTGCCATATTCTATTCTTTTTACCCTCTCCATGATGTTATCAAAATAATAACGGATTGGAGTCTTTATGAGCCTTTCACTCATTAACGTTCTTCGATGTGTACTAAATGCTTGATGCCTTTTCCACATAAGAGTGCTCTGAGGTGAATTGTCAAGCGGTAATTGATATTTTACGGCTACACCTAATGCCAACCAATCTAATTCGAGCACGGCTTTTTCATTATTATCTTAATTTCACCAAGGAGAGGGTGGTTAGTTACTCTGTTACAACCTCCCAATCTTCCGCAAATACATCAGATACGGAAGGAACCCAAGAATCTGCTCTTCCATCTGGATTGATGATAAGCATCTGATTAGTATAGTCAATGTGAGGATTCTCACGGTTCATCAAGATGATCTTGGCAGACTGAGGGAGTGACTGCATATTAGGAATGATGTCACCTGTGATATGAGAAGGAACCTGCTTAACAATAAACAATCCCTTGCCATTCCATCCCTTGCGTCTTACCGCAAGACCTGCCTTCAATAAGTCAATAGCACCACCGAAGTTAACAGAGCCTAGTTCACGATAGACTTCCTCAAACACACTCTTAGGAGACCAAGACTTATATCCGTCCTTGTACTCTACTAAGTAGCCATCTTCCTCAACGGTTGTTGGCTTAATTTCTCTACCAAGCACTATCTGTGCTTCTGTCATAGTCATAGGCTCTGCCATAATGACCTTTGTACCAATAAACTTTTTCATAATTACTTTATATTTATATCCTTTGCAGGATGATTAACTAATCTTTTTGATACTATCAATTTCCATACTCCATAGTACAAACTCTCTATTGGAGCGAGTGCCATCTTTCTTAGCAGGGTTGATTTTTACTTCAATCTCACCATTATAGCCACCGTAACCTCGATTAGGGACGATGCTTGTAATCCAACAAACATCACATCTGGAACAGCTAACTTTGTCGCCAACCTTGTATGGAAGACTTTCGATGTAATCATTTACGTAAGAACAAATCTCATCGTTAGCATCATTGATAATGCTTAATTGTTTGTCAACCTTTACTTTTAATTCTTCTTTTGTCATATTTTTTAATTTATGCCCGAAGGCGTTATAAACTAATGTAAAAAATATTTTTATCACCTAAATCTTTTAATGCTATATCCTTACACTTTTGGCAAAGAAATTTGTTTCCCATGCCTTTGTCAAAACACGCTAAAGAAATAAAATCTTCTGGCTGGAATTTGTGCCCACAACAAAAGCAAGTCTTTTGTACTGACAAATTAGAACTCTCACGCAACTCTTTAAAATGTGCAAACGTCCCAAAGTAGTGTCCTTTTTCACACCCTACAGCTTTGTAGACTTTCTTAATTATTACTTTCATACCTACACCTCCATTTCTGAGTTAAGTCCAAGACCGAAGAGAAGGTGCTGTAAATCTGATACTGAATACATATTTATACGTATAACATTGTTTCCAATACAAGCATTCCATGAGTAATTATCAAATTCTAACAAATGCAACTTCAAACATTCTTTTTCGACAAACCAATAATACAGGTGATAAAGCATCCATCCATTCTTCTCCAGAATCTCTGGAGTAAGGCGTACTGGCTTTATATTTTCAATATCTACAAGATTATATACTAACCTTTCTTTAGGGCAAGACAAGTCAAAGTGACTTCCGTCTCTAGGCTCTTTAACAACCATGATTTTGTTGTCATACATAACAACATCACCAACAATATATTTCTGTGCCATACGCTTTACTTTTCTAAAGATGAATATATCCATTTACTTCACACAGAACCTTTTCTAGCAGGTTCTTTAGAATATTCAATTCATCATTTGAATATGTAGCTATAGGATAACCATCAAGGGTAGTTTCGCCAAAGTAGCTACGACTTATCTTTAATGAGTGTTTATTCTTTTTCATTTTTCTTTGCCTTTTACAATATTGTACACTTGTTTTAACTCATCTGTTGATAAGCGTTTGAAATCAAAAGAACTGATAGCGTAGACGAGTTTCTTGCGAAGATTCTCTTCTTTAACATCTGATATTTCCTTTTCTGTAGGAACAGATATTCTTCTAACATTCCATCTATCACTACCGCATTGCCAGCCCGAATCTCTTCTAAATCTAGCGTTATTAACAACAATTTGAGTCTTTGTCACTTTATCAACCTTGGCGATACGTCTGCGATGCATACCTATAACTAGTACATCATCACCAGCAACCAAATCTTTAAGCTCTTTCATTACTCACCTCCTTTGACAATTAAATCAAGTAGTTCTTCCACAAATACCCAATCAGTAAAAGTATATGCTCTAACTCTAATTTCCCACATTTCTTGATATGTGTCACAAGCAGTTTCATTTAACATAGCGTTCATATCGTAGAGCTTTATATTACTATTCACTTTTGAGAATGCGAGAATCTTTCCGTTATCATTTCTAGGAACTTCGCTAGCAGGATGAAGCAATTTATTCAAATCGTTCAAGAACTCATTGATAGCCCACTTAGCACCTAGTCCAATAGCTTCTTTGATGTCCCCATCATAGAACATTTCTTCCTTTTCATCATTGTTGAAGACTATCTCTTCGCCATTTAACAGAAATCTATATTCATAGATTTCTTCCTTGGCAGCTTCTATTTTCTTATCGTCTATCATAATCAAATTGTTTTAAGAAAGTTGTAGAAATACTCAACATCTTCCATTATTGTATTAAATTTCTTATCTAAGGAACTTTGTATACCATCTTTTTCAAAGGTAATATGAAGTTCTACTTTATCTTTCTCCCAAGTAGCTTTGCTAATTCTCCAGTATCGGAGGTTATCACTCTTAACTACTTGATTGAAGTCGATTGACGGAACAGATTCCTTACTGCCTATTAATTTCCTTATATCCATATCTATCCCTCCACGTCTTTAGTTGTACCTAACAATGACTCGTTGCCGATGTAAGGGATGCAGAACTCCCATCTGCCATTAACACATACATGGTCAAGATATTCATCAGTCTTATCTGTATGGCTAAATATATTTGCACGCCATTCCTCAGTTTCTAGTTGTCTAACCAATACCTTATCGAATGGCTTAAACTCACAATTTTTAGGTAAGTCCACAATCATTTTATGTTCACTATCCCAAGTCTTGCCTTCCTTTTTGAGAGCTGAGAAGAGCTGTTTTTTCTCTTCTTCTGTAGCAAGGCGAAGTTCTGTGATTTCATCTTTACGTATTATGCATTTACCACTAATATCTAAAAACTGATTTGTGGTGTCTAGTGAAGCGTGGTCGCATAAGTCACCATTCTTTTTAGAGTACTCAAAGATTTCAATAAAAGCACTGTCATTACATTTCACGAACAAAACATCTCCATCCTTGAACTCAGGCTTTTCAATTTTCAAATTTTCAAAGTTTAACTTATAGCCTAGTCTTTTCTCTATTTGGCGGATGTATTTCTGAGCGTCTTCTTTGTTTGCTTTGCTGAAATCTGATGTTGGCAATTCGTCTTCATACTCTCCGAAGCACATTGTAATACCCTCATTTTTCCACAGATAATTATTACCATTGAAAGTTTCGTAGGTATCATCATCAAACCCCTCGAAGATAACATGTACATTTCCATCTTTGTTAACTAGAATGTCTCCTGTATTCCAAGCGAGCTTAGACCAGTCTCGCATTTCTTTGGAAGGAAGGAGAATCTGTAAGCCATCAAGCCAACTTTCTTCTGTACCTAGTTTTGAATAATCAAACAAAAGAGTACTGCCTACTTCATTAGTTGATGTGCATTCTATATAAGTACCAGCGACTGTTGTGTGGACTTTATCTAACTCTACGTCTATATTGCGTAATAAGTCGTACAACTTAGTTCCTTGCGGCTTATCCTTTAGGATTTCCGCTATGTTTATTTTTGTTTCCATATTACTTACCTTTTTATTTGTTACTCGTTTGCACCAAAGTCCATTAGAGGGTCTATCTCGTAAAGATGTTCTTCTGCATCATATTTTCTTTCTAGCATATTTATCGTGTTAGATAGATGAGTATCTGACATATCCTTAATCGGTATTTCTCTACCATCTTTGGCTTTCCACATGATTTGAGCAGAGTTTCTCTGTCTGATCCATTGCTCTAGTTTCAAATCATTAATATCAGCTATTTTCATAACTAAACTAATTTTTGCGTTAAACAATACTGGTAGTAACTCATACTACCAACGTTTTTTGATATTTTTGGCAGCTCACCATCATAAGGAGTGACTTTCAAGCCATCAATGAAATCAGCATTCTCAGTTGATACCTCGGTATCATGCTCATTCATAAACACCTTTTGCGCTGTCGTAGAATGGCTTTCAGCTCTCAGCTTACCGAGTGAACGCCAAACCTGCTTGCGATGGATGAACAATCCATGCAAAGGGATTGTCTTTACTTCTACTTTTGTACCCATATCTATCTTTCAATTAAGTTAGCTTTCAACTCTCTCAACTGATTCAAAGCATCATCGAGAGCGTTATGATTATTATTCTCAAAGGTCTTCCACTCTTTAATGAACTCCTTTGCGGTTCTGATGTCTCTAGGTTGCCAAAACTTCCAGGGAGCTTCCATATTAAGATACTCACATATGTCTTTAATGCAAAACAGGTCCATTGCCCCTTTAGTCCACACTATAGTGTCTTCTGTATTGTATCTATTAAAGATTTGATATAGCTTATCTACTAAATATTTGTAGCTATGGACAATATGAGTAGGCTTATTACTTTCTGGACTGTTCTTTTGCTGAATCCACCAGAGTAAAGTTTCTCCAGTGAATGTCCTTTCACAAGTGTTCCAAGTTTTAGGTTCTGCTTGTATCAGATAACGATCTAATACATCGAAATTTTCATCTGCTGGTACTATGCCGATTTGAGTAATAGCAGCATCATTTCTTCTACCTAATGTTTCTATATCTATAATAATATGTTTTGCCATTTTCATAATCTAAACCATTTAAAGATGATAATAACTATTTGATACCCTTGCGCCCAAATCGAAGCAGCCCACGGCATCCGGCTTTAAGAAGCGTTTCTCTAACTTCTCCAAAGCCTCTTTATACTTCTGCTCCATGTGCTTGCAATGAAGTCTCTGAGCTAATTTAAGTTGCTCGACAACACCCTTGCGAGCAACTCTATATTGTTTATCGGACATCATAGCCTTATTCGTTCACATAGTTGATTACATGCTCTTGACCTTGCTCATGCAAGTTATCAAAAGCGTCTTCTATAACTTTGGCTGTCTGATCGCCATTAAGGTTCTTCAGCATTTCGCCAACAACTTTTACCTGATGTTCTATAGGTAAAGAACAGAACTCTTCAACAAGGAAGCTTTTCTGATAATTGTAAGACATATCGTGAAATAAGTCTAATAAATCTACGTTTGCTTTATATACTGACATAATCTTAATCGAAAATATGATGGTTCAACTTTCTCTTTCTGAGGTTTCTCTTAATCACTTCCATATCCTTGTGGTCGTTAGTGTGGTCCGCAAGAAGCTTGATGATTTCATAGATGTCATTTGCGTTATCCTCCAGGTTGGCGCAAATGTTCTCGTCACCGAAGAAACTCTTATTGAAGGGTTTCAAGTGGAAGTAGTACTTTTTGGCTGCATCCTGCATCTGAGTGTAGTGCATCTTCTGCTCTTGCTTGTAGCGAACGCTTAACAGCCTAAACATTCCCTGTTCATCCTTGATGAGCTGATCCAATACATCTGTTACCATTGCAATCAAACAGCCATTGACCTGCAGGCGTTGAATAATCTTTTCCTGCTTCAAGCCAGATGTTACACCAAGCTCTGAGAGTGTAACCTTCAAATCGTTTACTGTAACTTTCTCTTTTCCCATTGTCTTACTTTTTAATTATCAAACCATAAACCTGTATATCTCCATTCCCATTGATGGCAAGTGTCATTAGGCTTCTTGCCTTCATTATAGCATATATCGGAAGATATGCAATTACTACATACATGTTTCATATCTTTTGTTAAGTCAATGTGAAATCGTTCAGTTCTTCGTAGACAACTTTAAGCCATTCTTTCATGTATATGATGGCATTCAATGCACCATATTCTTTTCTACGTTGTTTTGCTTTGTAAAGCATAGCTTCAATTGAAGCTACTTCGGATTTAAACGTTTCTTCGTATTTCATTGCTCTATATATTGTGGAGTGATGGTTAGTCACCCCATTACCTTTATGCTACGTCTTGAATCCATTCTTTAAGGATTGTACCATCTTCATTGAAAATATCAAGCTCTACTCCGTCATACTGAACTTTCTTGCCTTCGTCTAAAGCATTCTCGAAATCCAAATCTAAGATGTGCTTTACGTCACTGAATGTTTCTTGTTTTTGACTGAGTGGCTGATTTTCAAAAACAACATCTTCGTATGTGTTATCTTTGAACTTTGTTGCCTTAATAACGTACTTTACCTTTTTCATTGCTCTTATCATTTAATTGTTAAACTTATTTGTTGTTTAATTAACTGATGCAAAGATACAAAGAAATTTTGGATTGACCAAACGTTACTTTCTTTAATCGCTTTTTAGCAACTTTATTTAACTTTTAAGCCAATAACTATCTGTAATTCAGCTTGTTTTCGGCATAATGAATGCGTTGTCTTACCAAAACTTCCCCTACATCTTCAAGGCTGATTTCTCCTTTCTCGATTCGAGGATTCTCGCAGATTTTATAGATAACGGTGCCATCTATGCAGATAACAGGATATGGAGCCCCATCATCATTAGGACGATCTGAGAGGCAGACATGGCGAGCTGCTTCATTAATACGCTTCTCGAAATCTTTCTGTGATTTCAGTTTCTTTCTCTCCTGTTGTAATGATTGGTCGCCAAGAATTTCAGCCTTGAACCAATCTGTAACGTCTTGTAACATCTTCATTGCTCTTTTGTTTATAGATTTATATACTAGTGTCTTTTACCCCACTTAATAGCGTTGTAAATGGCGTTTCTAAACATTCTTCTTTCCTCATCATTTTCAAGGAAGGTTGCTAATCTAGCTTGCTTTGTAGCAAACAAGAAATCTTTGTCTTCTTTAATTTCCATATCTACTTTCTTAATGATTTACCTGTGAAAGGAACAAACTTAGTGATAGCTTTTAACCTATCTATAGTTCGTTCTCCATATTTTGCTTCGAGTTCGTTTGCAGTTAAGTTTGTGGTAATGATGAGAAGCTTTCCCTTTTGCTCTGCTGCATCACATAACTCAGAGAATGCGCATCTAACATTGCCAAAAATCTTCGCAAGCTCTTCTGTACCAACATCATCAATACAGATGATGTGAAGTTTTAGAATCTCGTCAATCTTTGTATTCAACTCCTGGGCTGTAAAGATATTGACGAGTTTTCTGCAAGAGTCTTGGAGTAAGAGCGGTAGAATATGCTTTGCTATTAGAGTCTTTCCGAGACCGCACCCACCTGTAATAAGAAGTCCCCTGCCTTCGTTGTCAGACATCCAATCAACAATAGGGCGATAATTCTTCTCCATCCATTTTGCATGGGATTCCTTGCCAAAGGTGTATCTTTTGACAAAATAGTCTAGACCTCCTCGTAGCCTTTGTTCGGCATTAGGAATCCTTATTCTCACCTTATCAGCGAGAAACAAGGCTTCTCCTTTTTCGAACCTTTGAATAATTTGATTGAAATCTACATTCATAATTACCATCCTCCTTCGTTATAATCTTTGTTTTCCGAATTATGTAGAGCTGTGCCAGATTGCTTTGCTCCGAAGTCTTTATTTCGTCTTGCCCAATTCTGTAGCCTTAGATTTAAATCCCATGTTTTCTCAGTCTCGCACCTCATCCTTGTTTTGGATTTATTAGTCTCTGACCAATAGTCATAGAACTTTCTGATCATATCCTTGCCATAAGTTGCAACATAAGGAACTAGCTCTTGATAAAATTTCTCCTTCCGCTTTTCTGTTGCTGTCGCAATCTCTTCTTTTGTTTTCTTTGGCTTATCTTCCTTAGGTGCTTCTACTAGTTTAGTATCTTCATTCTTTAGCTCATCTTTAGGCTTATTGACCTCAGCTTCAAAATATTCATCATAATTGCAGATAGTGATGATGGAATATAATCTTTCCGTATTCACTTCTATTAGCTGCATTTTTATTAGCTTTGACAAACAGGTTCTAACCACTTGTTTTCCTGCACCAATAATAGTGCTGAGTTTTCCAAGACTAGTTAAAAACTGCCCTCTATGCTCGACGATTCCATCATGCTTAACTTCTTTCTCTTTTGCATTGTTGAGCAAATATAGAAAGAGGGAAAGCATTTCGGGTTTATCGAACCAATCCCAATCAAACATGCTGCGAGGAAGTCTTATCCAATCTGCCATAGTTGTACAATAAAACCTCAACTTTCTTGTTTAGCTGCTTACGCAGGTGGAACCCAAACAATACTTATTGAGGTCTGAATATTTTTTATCCGAAAGTTCCACGTTTCAGAGATTTAATTTCTTCGGTGCAAAGATAATAAATTATTTATTGATTAAATAATATTACCGCAAATATTATCAAATATTAACTTTGATACCTTTGAGACTACTAAGTTTCTTAACCTCAGCCGTATAGTGAACAATCATATCTTCTACTTCACTATTAGTGAAGTGACATGTAGAATGCGCCTTCACGTTTAGTAAATCAAATCTTTGCTGCCCTATTTTTTGAATGAGGTTGCGTTGGTAGCCTATGAGGTGGTCCGCAGAGAAACGATTGCAAAATTTACATTCAGCATGGCAGTTATCTTCATTGAATCTAGTTGCCATGTGGCGGCGACTATGGAAGTGACCGCAGTCCACATCTTCAAAGCTCTTTATCTGCCCGCAGGATATACACCGAACATAACCATTAGCCATAACATCACGCAAGCGGATATAAAGAGAGAATATCCGATCGAGCTTTTTAACCAAGTTAGGTTTGCTCTTAGAAGTAGTCTTTTTTACCTCTTTTTTTTCGGTTTGAGCCGCTTTTGGCTTGCGGTTGAAATAGTATTTATTCATAACCATAGGACTCTTTAATACAGCTTATTTCCGTGATGGTATTCTCTGCTTTCGTTATAACGCATCTTCAAGTTGATGTGCTGAACGAGGTCGATTCCAAGTGCTTCTGCCCATTCAAAAACGGAGGAAAGAATACTTTTATATAAGACACAGAACATTTCTGCCTTTACACTTATAGATGAGTTAAGGTTGCACGAAACGATAGTTCTAGTAACCATGATGGCATTTTCGGTAAAACTATGCTCTTTAGCATACTTAACCTCAGAGTCAAATGTGGAAAATCCGTCCTTTGCCTCAACATCACAAACACCCATCAAATCAAAAACACGAATACAAATATCTGCCAACTCGCTTTCTACTTTTCCCTCTATGGTATCAGAGTAGTATTTATTGAACAAACTGCCACCATGGTCGTTGGCAAGTACGGTTTTAAGACCTTCTTTGTCAAGGTCGTCCATATAGTTTCCTTTGCGGTCAGCTTGTACGGCTTCTGCTACTTCTGTGCAGACCATCATCAACCAATGCGCATTAGACTTTTCTTCTTCATGCCATCCATGTTTGACAGCATTATCGTAGGCTTTTTTAACCCACTCATTAATCTGTTTTGCTTCAATTTTCATAATTTAAAAACTTACGTTAGTCAATTGTTTGCCTAAAGACTTGATACACCATCTTGATGAACCTTGCACCTCTAGGTCTATTCTTAAATCAGAGACTTTTCCGAAGGAACGGAAACTACCTCCAAGGTCGATTATCCATCCGTCTTTATTCTTGAAAGGTCTGATAGCTCGTCCCACCATCTGATAGTAGAGACTCAAAGACTTCGTTGGTCTTGCCAAGATAACCGTGTCAAGTGCGGGATAATCAAATCCTGTGGTGAGAACTCCGACATTAGAGACAACCTTTATGGTGCCATCCTTGAACTTCTCCAAGATAGCTTCACGTTCTTTTTTTGGAGTCTCGCCTGTAACGATTGCAGAATTAATACCTTTCTGTTGCAGTTTATCTGTCAATCTTTCCGCTTCTTCCGTGAATCGAGTGAAGACCAAAACTCCTTTTCTTGGTATTTTATTCTTTGGCTTCAATACACGTAGGGTAGTGGAAGTAAGCTGATCATAGAATCCGCTTCGTTCATATTCCAACTTTAGTGAGTTTTCATCAAAGTCGTTTCCTGTTGAGTTGGCATGCACATTAGACATATCTAGCTGAGTGCAATCGAAGTATCTCAAATCGGCAAGATAACCTTTTGCAAGCAATTCTGAAATCTGACAATAGTACAGAACCTCATCGAATATTCTTGGTCTAGTTCTCGTAAGGAACTTTAGCATCGAGTTGCCATTAAGTCCCCTTCCTAGTCGATATGGTGTTGCTGTTAAGCCGATAACCTGTCTATCCGCGGCTTCGAAGAAGGTTTTGTATTGTCCTCCTCTAGCATTGCAAAGATGGCATTCGTCAACCATTACGTACTTGAAGTGCTGAAAGTCTTTCATGTGGTTCATAACGCTTCCGATGGTAGCAAAGGTTATTCTGTTTATATCCTTGCAACCAACAGAAGCGGAATATACTCCACAATCAAAAACACCATAGCTTTGCAGTTTAGCGAAGTTTTGCTCTAAAATTTCCTTTGACGGACAAAAGATGAGTAGCGGACTATCCAGCTTACTTGCAATATCTGCGATTACAAGCGACTTGCCTGCGCCAGTAGGCAAGATAAGAAGTCCATTTTTCTTAGTCTTGCCTGTGAACGCTCTGACGGCAGCATCACTTGCTTGTTTCTGATATGGTCTGAGTGTGTACATGATTACTCTTCTTCATCATTACCATCCTCATCATCGTCACCGAAAGGAAGGTCATTATCATCAGTCTGCTCCTCAGCCTTTGTTTTTGGTTTTTCTACTTCGGGGAACTCGATGCCGAAAACTTCCTTCATAGCCTGCTGATTGACATCTTCCTGGCTCCACAAGCCGCTTCTATCCCAATCTGGAATTTTCTGAACCTTGCAAAGCTGGAACTTATCATCTACCCAAGCAAAGAAGAGGTAATGACCATTGAGAGCAATACGAGCGGTCTTAGTAGAAGGTAAGCGGAAATCCGTGATACCATTCTTAACTCTTGCTGCCAAATCACTGACTTCAAGAAGTGCTGATGCGTATGCTTCTTCGGCATTCTTCTTCATCGTCTTGATCTGAGCAAGAACGGTTTCCAACTCTTCCTTGCGCTTTGGCACATCATTCTCCTGCTTGATGCAGTACTCTTCACGGATAGCGTGAATCTCGAAATCATCATACTTGCGGTCAACAACCTCATTGTCTGGGAAGAGAGCATTGAACTTGTCATGCAGAACCTTGATAGGTTCGTCTGCACTCTTTGCACCTTCGCAAAGTACCAACACGTCCTTGAACATTTCTTTCTGAGCTTCTGTCAAACAAAACTCAATCTTCTCTGGTCTGTGACCATCCAAATCTGCTAACATAATATTTTCTGTTTTAAATTACATAAATTCTTTACACTGCTCAATCTGCTGTTGAGCAAAAAATAACATTTCACCTTCATGAGGTGAAGGAAGGTAAAGCCCACACTGAGCACTACTATAATTTCTGAATCTTTCTATTGCAGTTGTCATTTCAGCCTTATCGAGTTCAGTACTACTTCTGATGTAGGTAACCTCCTGCCCCCTTCTGTTGATTCGCTTTCTCTCGAATATATCCCTGTTGCATATCTTCTTAAAAATATCAAACTTAACTTCTTCGAGGGTAAAACCAAATTCAGAAGCAAAGTAACCTAACAGACAATGCAGGTAGCTATTCTGAGCCAAAGAACGTTGAGTGTTCTTTTTCTTCAGTTCAACGTATTCATTCTTCAGAACCATCTGATTACAGGCTTCCTTGAACTTCTTTCTGTCATAAACGTTCTTCAAATTATAGAGTGCCATAGTCTAAACTTTAAAATGGTAAGTCGTCATTATTACCTTGAATAGGGTCTCCGTTCGCATCTACGGCGGGAGGGAAATTAGAAGCTGATGCTGCTCTTGCAGACTCCATAGCTGCTTGTTGTGCGCTCATTTGCCCTGTTCCTTGTGTAGTGGTAGGTTGATTACCATTAACGGCTTGTGTCGGCTGATTTCCACCCTGTTGCTGATTATAACGAGATTGATATTTCTCGATTTTATAACCTTGAACGTTAGTGAAGTATCTGACTTGCCCATCTTTCTCTGAGCGTGAACCATTCAAGGAGAATGATACCGTCACAATATCACCAATATTGAAGTCGTTCAGATCATCAACGTGATTGCTTGTAAACTCGAACTTTGGATAGTTTGCTCTCTCTATCTGCCCTGTGAACTGGTTACGATAGGAGCAATCCAAGACAAGCTCTCTTTTTTTGAAGACTTTGTCTTGATAGTGAATACTCTCCGTATTCCCTATATGCTGAATAATTCCACTAATCTGAAATGCCATTATTACTGAACATTAAAAGTGATACCATTGTCACGCATGAAGCGCTCCAAACATTCCATTGCCTCTTTTGTACCGGTACAAACGTAAGTACGTGTCTCGGTTGGAGTAGGAGGTGCAACCGACTGTCCCATAGCGGCAGCGAAAGCATCCATGGCATCTTCTTCATTAGAAGACATCTTACCATTCTTCGGCTGCTCTTCCTGTTGTTCGGCTGCATTGTTCTCCGCGACTTCCTTCTGAGGTGATGTTGGAGGTGTCGCAGTTTCTTTCTTACTATGAGACACTGAGCTAGCACGCTGTTCTTTCAGCTTGTTTGCGTATGCGATAGTCTCCTGCAGATTGAGATTCTCCTTGTATCGGGCAGCAAGTGCATCGTAATCTTCTGCAAACAACTTCAAGGTTTCGAGGTCTTTCTTGATGTTATCAACCTTTTCAGTGATAGCCTTTTCGATAGACTTCATTGAAGTTGTCTTGTTGAGCCATTTCGTATCAAAGATGAGGTCAAGTTTGATACCGATGGTTTCTACTCCGCATTTCTCGGCAAGCTTTTCAATCTCTGTTCGCTTTGCTGCTTTGGTGCGGCTTTCGTCTTCTTTGATTACGCCATCAATGAGAGTTACCGCATTCTTGATAAGCTTGCATGTTTCGTTACAGGTTGTCTTGAACTCCTCAAAAGGCTTATTCCAAACCTTTTCAAGCTCCTTGCGCTTATCGTCAAGTGCTTTAGCTGCCTTGTTGAGTAAAGCCTTGTCTTCCTTGCACTTTGGAATATCATCGGTGCTATAGTTGCTGATGTCATACATAGGCAAAGCCTTTTCAACTCTAGCTTTAACCTCTTTGATATTGGTGGTAAGCTGGCCGATAGTTTCTTTGCTTACCACCAATTGCACATCCTTTTCTTGGAGTGCAACGATATTGGTGTTCTTTTCTTCTGCCATATTAAACCAAATTGAATATTTTCTTGTCTGTTATCAAATCTCTGTTTTCTTGAATGAAACTAATCAATCCTTCGCAGTGTTGAGTGAGTAGAGGAATATCCCTTTTAGGGTTAAACGTATAACTCTCTGTGTAGTTTCTGTAATACGTCTTTCCGATTTCCGAGATATTGTATTCGAAGTCGTAAACATCACAACCATTCTTCATGAGGGCATAAGGATAGACCTTATGTTGCCAGTGTCTCTTGTAATTGCCAACCGCATACTGACGTGTTGTTTTCAGATCATGAGTGCAGAACGGCATAAGGTAATCAATGTACCCATACAGCATTACTTTGCCATACATGGTAGGCAAGACTGCTTGTATATAAACCTGTGGCAATGCTCCTTTATAGTAGGCTGCATAATGTCGGACTAGCTGAATAGGGAAGCAGAAACTTCTGCCGTTCAACTTTGCTTCAACACTGATAGGTACTCGTTTGTTGTATGGTTTAACCTCTCCTTCGCCAACATAGTGATAATCTTCAACATCTTGGTAAATAGTGTGGATTTCCATATTCTCCGAGTTGCGATGAAGAACCATACAATCAATAACCTCATTAAATGCTGTGCCTTTGTCAGCAGCTTCACTATCGAATGATACTCGATTTATCTTATCTATTAACGACTGGAATTGTATCTTCTTGAACTCTTCTGGAGTATGGGGTGGATTTTCAGACCATCCCCAATATTTACTCCAAATGATGTCACTATCAAGGTAGTTCTGATACGCATCCAAAAGCGTCGCATAGAACCTAAACTTGACTACTTCCATAGCTTATGCTGCTTGTGGGTCTTCGTATTGCTTGGTCTCCTTATTGTAAACCAACTTCAAAGCACTTACCTTCTCTGTGAACAGACTTCTTGCATGAAGAATGATGGAGTTACCCAAGTTTGCATAATCTTTGATATGCTCGATGAAATGGTTTGCCCCTCTTGCGTCAGTAATCAACTGAACACCCTCCTTAATCTCTTCAAGAGCCTTATTGTACTCCTTGACCTTTTCTTCTTTCTGAGCTATCATAGACTGATAACGTGAGAGAATCTGAGTAGCGATGAAGTTATTAGGAGCGGTTGGCTGTCCGTTTGCATCAAGAATAACCGGAATCTGCATACAACCAGGAAGCTGACAGGTGTTCTTACCATCGTTACGACTTGTAGGGTCAAAAGTGATAGTTCTGATTTGCTGTCCATTCTCACTTCTCATTTCGAGATATCCAAGCAAGTCCAAATCTGTAACGATATTGTTGTAGTTCTTCTCACGAAGTGCAGGGATATACACAGTACTTTCACCTTCCTTGCGTGTGTCACGATGTGCGACAAAGACGATGTTCTTGTTAAGATGTGACAAAGATGAGGTGAACCATTTGAAGTCGTTATTGATGGTGCCCCAATCCTGTATCTGAGGGTTGCGACCATTGCATCTGTAGGCGATGATGAAGTCAATCATCTTTCCAATAGTATCTACAACGATAGTATCGAACTCCTCCAAATCCTTCTTGTTATAGTTGAGCAAGTTGAGAATATCTTGCCAACTGGAAACCTGTACGATACCGACATTATCATCCAAATGTGCGGTATTAACACGCTTGACACCATTATCGAAATCAAGCAACAAAGGCTTAGGTGCTGAGAGGGCAAAAGTTGTCTTACCCATACCTGCCTGTCCGTAAACCATCATTTTAACGTTTTTCTGAATAGCAATTTCATTGCTTCTTTTAATCATACTCATTGCTCTTAGTGCTTTAAATTATTAAAAAATCCATTATCTTTAGCTAGCTTTACAAACTCGCCCTTATCGTGAACACCTAACTTGCAGTAAGCAGATCTGACATGCTGTTTAATTGTGTTCGGAGAGAGGCAAAGCTTTTCACCAACTTCTTCTTTTGTGAAACCTTGATAGATAAGGTTCATTACCCTTTCTTCGGCAGGAGAGAGCTTGGAGTTAAACTTTGGGCTGCAAATAATGCCTTCGTTCTTACATTCTCCTCTCAGTGGGCATTCAACTTTTTCAAAGTTAAGCCTGCCGAGATTATCAATATCGTATGTGGTTGTATCAAGCTTTCCGAAGTTGCATTTACAGAATCTTCTGACTATCAAGAACTGATAATAAGGAACATTCATTGCACTCTTTTGATACTCCTTAGATAAAGCCTTGTAGGCTTCGGGGTATCTTTCTCGGATAGCATCAATCATTTTCTTAATGACTTCTGTATCTTTTTCCGAGAGAGCTTGATTTTCGGTACCATCCTTAATGAACCAAAGTTCATCATCAAACATATAAAACTCTACTGCCATAGCTGTTCTTTTGGTATTCCTGTAATTTCAGACAGTTTTTCTATCTGCCAATCAACAATCGGTCTTGTATGACCTTTTGTCCAGTTGCGGGCTGTAGTAAATGACACATCGCATTCTGACATGATGCGCTGAATGAAATCCTTCTTTGGGTACGAGGACTTTGGAAGGTTCTCGTAATAATCCAAAAGGGTCATTTTTTGCTTTTTTTCTTCACTTTTATTTGCCATACAAATAATTTTTTGTAATTTTGCATTGTTATTTAAATATTCACGGTGCAAAGATAATAAATATTTCTGAAATATCTATATAGAAAACTAAGAAATTTCTTTGCTTTAACATTGTTTATCATAAAATGGACGGAAAAGACATTATTAGTGCCATTTTGGCGCAAGAAAACAAGAACGCTTCTCAGTTTTGTACAGAGATTGGTCTTGATGGACGTAAGTCGCAAGCTCTGTATGATGTTCTGCGAGGAAAAACCAAAAAGGTCAGTGCTCGTATGGCAAATCTTATACATACAGTTAAGCCTATGTATAATATCGACTGGCTGTTAACTGGAGAAGGGAATATGCTTAATGATGATATTCCTGCGACTTCAATTAGAGCAGAAAAGCCAAATGAGCAAATAGATTCGCTTTCTGTTATAAATCGTCTCATCGAAATTAACGCACAGAAAGATGTGGAGATAAGGGAGCTACGCCAGGCATACGAACATCTTGCTAGATGTTTCGAGAAGCTAGCTAATGGGGAGACTATTACTCCTGCAGATAAAAAAGCGATTTCTATATAATTAACGTACACGGAAATATTTATAGCGTATGAAACTTACGACAACGCCAACAGGCATGGCGATAACAAAGCGTTTCTTCCTTGCTCTTGATGTTGCTATCAACCAGCGTAAAGCTAGAGGAATACGCACTTTTACCGAATCTCA